TCAGATTCGCGTCTTCCATGCATATAACAAATCGAGCGCCTGGCGCGGTGTCAGGTCATCGGGTTTGAGGCGTGCAAGCTCGTCGATCAGCGGGTGCGGCAGGCTGGCGAACAGGTCGCTCTGCATCGGCGCGGCGGGCTGGCCGGCCTCCTGGCGCGGCGCCTCGTGGGGCAGGCTGGTGGTTTCCAGGCGCGCCAGGTGCTCGCGGGCGCGCAGGATCACCGGGCCGGGCACGCCGGCCAGTTGCGCCACCGCCAGGCCGTAGCTCTGGCTCGCCGGGCCGGGCAGCACGTGGTGCAGGAAGACGATGCGCTCGTTGTGCTCGGTGGCGTTCAGGTGCACGTTGGCCACCACCGGTTCGCTTTCCGGCAGCACGGTCAGCTCGAAGTAGTGGGTGGCGAACAGGGTGAAGGCGCGCAGGTGCGCCAGGTGCTCGGCGGCGGACCAGGCCAGCGACAGGCCGTCGAAGGTGCTGGTGCCGCGGCCCACTTCGTCCATCAGTACCAGGCTGCGGTCGGTGGCGTTGTGCAGGATGTTGGCGGTTTCGCTCATCTCCACCATGAAGGTGGAACGGCCGCCGGCGAGGTCGTCGGACGAGCCGATACGGGTAAAGATGCGGTCCACCAGCGACAACTCGCAGCGCGCCGCCGGGACGAAGCTTCCGATGTGCGCCAGCAGCACGATCAGCGCCGTTTGCCGCATGTAGGTGGATTTACCGCCCATGTTCGGGCCGGTAATCACCAGCATGCGGGTGTCTTCGTCGAGCTTCAGGTCGTTGGCCACGAAGGGCGTGTCCAGCACCTGCTCCACCACCGGGTGGCGGCCCTGCTCGATGAGGATGCCCGACTCCTCGACGAAGCGCGGGCGGTTCAGGTCGAGGTTCAGCGCGCGCTCGGCCAGGTTGGCCAGCACGTCCAGCTCGGCCAGGGCGGCAGCGGTGTCCTGCAGCGGCGCCAACTGGGCGATCAGCAGCTCCACCAGTTCCTCGTAGAGCTGCTTCTCGCGGGCCAGGGCGCGGCTCTGGGCGGACAGCGCCTTGTCCTCGAAGGCCTTCAGTTCGGGGGTGATGAAGCGTTCGGCGCCCTTCAGCGTCTGGCGCCGCTGGTAGTCGGCCGGCGCCTGCTCGGCCTGCATGCGCGGCAGCTCGATGTAGTAGCCATGGATGCGGTTGTAGCCGACCTTCAGACCCGACAGCCCGGTGCGTTCCTTCTCGCGGATCTCCAGGTCCATCAGGTACTGGCCGGCGTTCTCGCTGAGCGTCTGCAGTTCGTCCAGCTCGGCGTCGTAGCCGCGCTTGATGACGCCGCCGTCGCGGATCACCGCCGGCGGGTTGTCGATGATCGCGCGCGCCAGCAGGTCGGCCAGTTCCGGGTAGGTGCGGATGCTGTCGGCCAGTTCGCCCAGGTGCGGAGCTTCCAGCTCGGTCATGCCGCGTTGCAGCTCCGGCAGGGCGGCCAGGGCGTCGCGCAGGCGCGCCAGGTCGCGCGGGCGGGCGTTGCGCAGACCGATACGGGCGAGGATGCGCTCGACATCGCCGATTTCCTTCAGCTGTGGCTGAAGGTTCTCGAAACGGTAGCGCTCCAGCAGGCAGGCGATGGATTCCTGGCGGGCTTCCAGTACGGCGCGGTCGCGTAGCGGGCGGTTCAGCCAGCGCGTCAGCAGGCGGCTGCCCATGGCGGTCTGGCAGCGGTCCACCACCGATTGCAGGGTATTGTCGCGGCCGCCGGAGAGGTTGGTGTCCAGCTCCAGGTTGCGGCGGCTGGCGCCGTCGAGGATGACGGTGTCGTCCAGGCGCTCGTGGCGCAGGCTGCGCAGGTGCGGCAGGGCGGTGCGCTGGGTTTCCTTGGCGTAGGCCAGCAGGCAGCCGGCGGCGCCGATGGCCAGGGTCAGGTCCTGGCAGCCGAAGCCCTTCAGGTCCTGGGTGGCGAATTGCTGGCAGAGGCTCTTGAACGCCGAGTCGCGGTCGAAGTCCCAGGGCGCGCGACGCCGCACACCACGGCGCTTCTCCGCCGGCAGGCCGGCGGGCCAGTCGTCGGGGATCAGCAGTTCCGCGGGGTTCAGGCGCTCCAGCTCGGCCAGCAGGGTTTCCCAGCCGCGGATTTCCTGGACGCTGAAGCGGCCGCTGGTGATGTCCAGCACCGCCAGGCCGAACAACCGCTCGTCGCCCAGCAGGGCGGCCAGCAGGTTGTCGCGGCGCTCGTCGAGCAGCGCCTCGTCGCTGACCGTGCCGGGGGTGATGATGCGCACCACCTGGCGCTCCACCGGGCCCTTGCTGGTGGCCGGGTCGCCGATCTGTTCGCAGATGGCCACCGACTCGCCCAGCTTGACCAGCTTGGCCAGGTAGCCCTCCACGGCGTGGAAGGGGATGCCGGCCATGGGAATCGGCGTGCCGGCGGACTGGCCGCGGGTGGTGAGGGTGATGTCGAGCAGCTTGGCGGCCTTCTTGGCGTCCTCGTAGAACAGCTCGTAGAAGTCGCCCATGCGGTAGAACAGCAGTTGTTCCGGATGCTGTCTCTTCAGCTTCCAGTATTGCTGCATCATCGGGGTATGCGCGGATAAATCTATTTTTTCGTGCTGCATCAAGTAGTTACGCTTACGGTCTCTAGTTTGTGGGGCAGCATTGGGGCAATTTTGTGGATGTTCTGCATGCCCGTCCAGATGCGGTTTAGCTCGCTGGGCGACTCGTCATCCATCCAGGCCGCATAAACTTTCACCAGCATCGTGAAATCCTTATGCCCCATCTGTTTGGCGATAAACGCAAGGTTACCATGCGCGGTCAGGCACCAGCAGGCGTAGGTGTGGCGCGTCTGGTAGGGCCGGCGAGGGCGAATACCGGCGCGGCGCTGGATGTTGTGCCACTTCGAGTTCCAGGATGTGGGCCTGAACCAGGGGTTCACTTTCTTCCGCTTGGCCTGCAGCAGCGGTGAAATCAGCGGGGTGACGGTGTCCACTCTCGATTCGTGCCGGTTGATCTGAACCGTGACTTCGTGCTGCGGAGCCGGGCTGGGAATGTCGAGCAGGATCCGGCAGGCCTCCAGCGCGGGCGGGAGCAGGAGTATCGTTCGCGCCTTCCCAGTCTTGGGGACCTTGAAGGTTCCGCTGTTCGTGATCGAGCGCCGCACTTCGAGTTTTCCGCTTTCCAGGTCGATGTCTTCCCTTGCAACCCCGCAAAGCTCCCCAGGTCGCAGGCCGGAATAGACGGCGAGTGTGACCGATGCCCCGTCCGCAGGATGCAGGCAGCCCTTCGTCTTCACCAGTTCGTATTCCGAGTAGTTCAGCGGATCGGGCGTTCTGTCGCTGACCTCGAAGCGGCTGCATTCCTCTGCCAGCCCCGGCCGGCAGTACTCATTTTTTTCGCACCAGGCCAGGAAGCCGGCCAGCGCCGCCAGGTAATGGTTGACCGTCGTCAGCTGTCGGCCGGCCAGCAGGTCGACGCGCAGGCGCTGGATGTCTTCCGAGAGAAGGATGCTGGCATACCGTTCCGGCCCCAGCAGGTCGATGCAGATATCCAGGGCCAGGCCGTAGCGGCGCTCGGTCTCATGGGTAATGTCGACCGCCTTGAGCGGCTTGTAACGGGCGACCAAGACCTTGAGTCGCTCATCACGTGTCCGACTGACGTTCTTGGCATGCTTCGAGTCAGGGAAGTGCCTGGCATAATCGAAGGTGCCCAGGCCAATATCGTGGAGGACGGCCTCCCGTTTCCTGACGGCGAACTTGATGTTGGCCTTGGTCACCGGCAGGGACAGGGTTTCGCGGTAGCGATTTAGGCGCCAGGTGAACGAGATACGCAGGGACTTCCCGTGAATCTCGACGCCCTCCGGCATCTCCACCTTCTCTTTCACGCCGCGTCCTGTGGGGCGCTCTCCACCCATCTGTCGACCTCCTCGATATTGATGAATACCCGGCCATCGTGACCTTTCCGCCAGATGCGGCCCTGAGCCCAGGTGCCGTTCTTGACCTTGTGGCGAATCGCGTCCTCGGAGTAGCCGGTCAGCTCCGCAGCGCGCTTGATCAATACCCATCGTGGAAGGCTCATTTGCGTCGACCTCCTCGCCGTGGCTTCCGGCCGCCGTGGGCGCAGGCGGTCCAGCCGAACTGAATGCAGGTGTTGCCGTTCTCCGCTGCCAGGTCGTCGATGCGCTCGCCAATGGCGGGCACCAGGTCGGCGGCCGTGCAGCCGGGAACGGTGATGCTGTGTGTCGTCTTCTCGCCGTTCGGGGCGATCATCCAGACGCTTGCGGACCATGTGACCGGCCGCCGGGGCTGGGTGCCGCGCACGGTAGCGCGGCGGTCCTCCCCGGGGGCTTGGTTGGTCATGAAGCTGATGGTGCAGCTCATGGCGGCGGTCTACGGCAGTGCCGCGAGAGCGGCCTTGAACTTGCGCACGGCCTCGACGTCGGCCGCCAGGCGTTCGCGGTGTTGCTCTGCGGCCAGGGCGGCTTCCTCCAGGCGGCCAGCCAGGGCCTTGAGGCTGGCGGCCACCTGGTCGGCCAGGCTGGTGAGTTCGCTCGCCAGGGTGGCGAACAGTTCGATGGGATCGTGGTCAGCCGGTGCCGGCTGGCCGGTGACTGGGCACTGTTCTTTGGCCATGGGCGGCTCCTTATCCTTCTGGTTCGCGGCTGATGTGCGGGTGTCGACGCGGCGGAAGCGGCCATGGCTGGTCTCTTTGATGAGTCCGGCTTCCTTGAGGGTGCGCAGGCAGCCACGTAGGACGTGCATGTCGATGTTGCTCCGCGCCTGGGCGCGGAGCGTGGTCTGGATCTGGATCGGTTCCCAGGCATCCTGGATCGGGACCTGCTCGAACACCTTGCGGGCGACGTTGGGCAGGCCCTGGAGCAGGGCGGCCTGTTTGCTGGGTGTCATGGGTGGCACCCCCACAGCATGGCGACGAAGGCGGGGGCCAGTGGGACTGCGATGATTGCGCCCGCTGCGGCCAGGCCGAGCAGGACGATGCCGACGGCGATGAGCATCGCGCTACGCATGGTTGTCTCCTTCGGTGGTAGCCGGTTGCGTTGCGGCGTTGAGCATGCGAATCGCCTTGGCCAGGGAGGATTGGGCGGCGTGGATGTCCTTGCGTGTAGCCGTGAGCGACAGGTGGCATTCAGCGCTCAGGAGAGCGCCTTCGACCAGGTTGAGCAGATCGGCCAGTTGTTTGATGTCGAAGGTGGTCATGCCGATGCCTCCCATAGTTGTTTCTGTCCTTGGTGTTTCCGCTCTACGCGTGGCCGGCTCGGGCAGTTCCAACTGCCGCCGCCAGCGACGCCGAGTAGCCGCCAGCCGCTGGCGCGCAGACTGGCCCCTCGCTCACTGGCGAGGGTGTAGGTAATGAGGCGTAGGTAGCCGAGGGCTCGGGTGGCGCGCCAGGCCGCACCGTAGAGTTTCGAGCAGCCGTTGCGGGTGCCGTCAGTGCAGCAGCGCGTCACCTCCAGCGTGAGGCCGTCGTCGAGGTGGCGCGCTACAGGGCGGCCGACGATGGCTACCCCGACGATGTGATTGCCGTCGGTCAGGCCCAGGCTGAACTTGTGGCCCTGGACTGGGCCGTGGTGCCGGTGGTGTGTTGCAACGAAGGTGTTCGCCTCGGCCAAGGTCAGAGGGCAGATGGATAGGCTCATGCTGCAAGCTCCTTGACATTGACGGGTTCCCAGTCGCCCTCGCAGAGGCCGTAGGCGCTGGAGCAGGCCGAGGCGTCGTCGCCCTCGGCCATCAGGTCGTACTGGATGCCGCCGCGGGTGGTGCGGGACCACTCGACGGCCTGGCGGATGTTGGCGATGCGGACTATCTCGGCCGGGCTGAGGTGCTTGATGCTGCCGCCCTGGTGCTTGGCATTGGCTCCTGCGAAGAACGTCGCAGCGCCGCGCCGGGAAGCGGTACGCACCAGGTGCTCCCATTGCTCGATGCGGTCGATGTGCTCGGGGAAGCGCAGGGCGATCTCGCGCAGCTCGCCCTTGCGGCAGTTGATGCACGGCATGCACCCGACGCGCCCCATGCCCTGGCTGTAGAGCGGGTTAGGCTTCACGCCGGCGTAGCGGTGGGCTTCGAACACGGCTTCCACCGGCCATGTGAGGATCGGCCGATAGTTGAACAGCCCGCCGCCCACCTCGTCGCACTCGGGCAGGTAGCGTCGTGCCTCCGACTCCTCACGGCGCACGCCCTGCCACGACAGCACCATGTTCTGGCCGTCCAGCAGTGGGAGCATCACCTGCTCGATGATCACGTTGCGCTTCAATTCCTGGGTGCAGAACTGCGCCTTGCGGCTGGGGAAGCGGCCTTTCCACAGACAGAGGTCGAGGAAGGGGATGCCGGTAGGCTGGAGCACCTGCAGGGCAGCCTCGATGATGCTCTCGGCCACACCTTGCTCGCGCCACTTGGTTTCGATGTAGCGGCGCTTGCCGGCGATCTGCAGAGAGAAGTCAGCGCGGCGGTGCTCGATGGTGACGCCCGTGACCTGCTCCAGGTAGTCGACGTATTCCAGCGTCAGCTCGTGCTCGTTGCCGGTGTCGGCGAAGACTCCCCGGAGGTTCGGCACTTGGTGGGCCATGGCCACCAGCAGAGTGGCGGTACTGTCCTTGCCGCCGGAGACGCTGACGATGTTGTGCTGCTCGCCCAGCACCTGGTCGGCGCCGAACCAGGGCCAGGCCCTGGCCTGCGACAGTGTGAGTTCGCGAAAGGCGGTCATGCTGCCTCCCTCCTGTACAGGTCGATCAGGTCGGCGGCATTGGCGGCGATGAGGTCCTCCGACTCGTAGGGGCTCACGCTGTTGCCGATGAGCTTGATCTGGTCCGTGGCGTTGACGGTTTTGCGCACCAGCTCGCCGGTGGTCTTGTCCTCGAACCAGCCCCAGTCGGTGATGTAGTCCGGGTCGAAGCCTTGGGCGATTTTTAGCTCGACCGGCTTGAGCATGCGCAGGGTGAAGTCGGCGAGGGCGTAATCGCCCAGCAGCACCAGGTCGACAAGCTGCGGGAAGTGCTCAGGCAGATACTTGTGCAGGAAGGCGGCACACTTCCGGGCCTTCGCCATCAGTTCGGGCGGCAGAATGGCTGCAGGCACCTGGACGACGGTGACCAGTGCCATGCGATCCTTGGTGGGGACGGTGTGCATCGGCTCGGCCAGGTCCTGCCACTGGCCGCCGGTGCTGTAGAACTTCACCAGGAAGGCGGTGGCCAGGCGCTGGTTGGACCCTGCCTGCGTGATGGTGCTGAGCGGGGCTTCGGCAGCTCGGCCGGCGCCGGTGTAGAAGCCGCCGTTGGCTTGCTCGAAGTGGCAGGCGGCGACGGCTCGATGGTTGGCGGGTAGGAGAGTGCCCACGGGCTGGGTAACTGCCTGCGGCTTGCCGCTGTAGCCGGGGCCGCCGGCGCCGACGATCATTGCGGTGACCAGGGCCTGTTCGCCGCGGTTGGCGCCGGTGATGGTTCTCGTGGCTTCGGTGAGCGGGTAGCCGGCACGGTCGCCGTGGTGCGTGAGGTGTGTCAGGTGCGCTGCCGACAGGGCGAAGTGGCCGCCCTTCACCTGGGCCACTTGGGTGCGCAGCGGCTCGCCGACGCTGAAGGTGCGCTGGCTGCTCGCGTTGGCGAACTCGGTCAGGCTGGCGGCGGCCAGTTGTTCGCCATTCAGCGGCACGAGGAACGGGTTGGCGGCCATGACGGTATGCCGCCAGAAGCCCTTGGCGACGCGGCGGCAGGTGTTGTCGACGTGTGGGCGCTTCCGGTCGATCATGCTCTTGCCCAGATCGCTCCAGTCGATGCACTCCGCGGCGGTGCGCCAGGGCATCTGGCCGGCCTTCGGTTTTTCGTGACGCTTCGGGGTGGTCCAGACGATAGGGCGGCCATCGGTGCGGCCGATCATGAACAGGCGCTTGCGGATGGTCGGGGCGCCGGCATTCGCCGCGCGGCGCTCGCGCCATTCGACGTTGCAACCGAGGCCGCGCACCAGCGCGCTCTGCGGTACCCAGCGGCCGATGGCGGCCATGATTTCCGGCATGTCCGGGTGATCTTCCGCCAGTCCGGTGGTGAGGCAGGCGACGAACGCCTGGAAGGTACGGCCTTCCTCGATCTTGATCGGCTGACCGTTCTCGTCGAGTGGCCCCCACTTCTGGAACTCTTCGACGTTTTCGAGGAGGAACAGGCGCGGGCGGGTGGCGTACACCCAGCGCACGACCACCCACGCTAGCGAGCGCACCTGCGGGCTGCGCGGTGCTGCGCCCTTGGCCTTGCTGAAGTGGCGGCAGTCAGGCGAGGCCCACAAGATGCCGACGGGCTGCCCGCCGGTGGCCACCAGCGGATCGACGTCGAAGACGTCGGTGATGAAGGTCCTGGTGGTCGGGTGGTTCGCCTTGTAAACGGCGATGGCTACCGGGTTGTGGTTGATGGCAATGTCCGGGTCGCGGTACGCCTTCCGGCCGCCGCTGCTCGCGCCGCCGAGGCCGGCGAACAAGTCCACGTACAGTTCGCGCTGGAAGGGGAGCGCGCGTTGCGCTCCATCGGTCTTGATTTTGCGGATGGAGGTCATGGGTTCACTCCCATCCGCCGAGGTATTGGGGGTAGACGCAGGCCGCGAACTGGGTGCGCCACGGCGCCGCGGGGGTGGTGCCGTCTTCCTCGAAGCACTCACGGTCCAGCTCGGTGGCTGTCCACTCCGAGACTTCGTCCAGATCCCAGTCGCCCGCGTCGTGGCCGGTGAAAGCGCACAGCAGTTGGATGGCCTGGGCGGGGGTGTAGGCCGCCACCAGGTCGAAGTCGCCGACCTGGAAGCACTTCAGGGGCGGGGCGTTGTAGGCCAGCGGGTGGTCATAGCCGACGCTGAAGCCGGCCGCGTGGCGGTGGCCGCCGCCGCCGAACAGCTTCGCAATGGCCGACACGTCCAGCCCCTCGGGCTCGCTGCGCAGCGAGAAGGTGCGGCCGGTCGGGGTGTCCCAGTAGCAAGCGGCGAAGGGTTCGCCGGCGCCCATCAGGTGCCCGGCGTCGCTGGAGTAGATGTGGGGCAGGTTGGCGACGGGCACGTCGTAGCCGGCGATGGTCATGCGCCGGCGGGTAGCCTTGACCAGCTCGGCCACGTCCTTGTGGTGCTTGCGCTCGATGGCTGCGCCTTCCGCCAGCAGTTGCTCGACCGGGGTACTGACCAGCTTGTCCCACGCATCGAAGTCGTAGGGGTGGCTGAAGACGTTGGCCTGCACCTCCCGCGTCCCCTCCAGGCGGAAGCGCCACAGGTCGCGGTCCTCGATGTGATCGATCAGCGCGGGGCGAGGCTGCCCGGGGAAGAAGAAGTCCCAGGCCAGGCCGGCACCGGAGCGCTCCATGTCGAAGCAGGTATAGATGCCGCGAGGACCGGGGGTGTGGCTATACGCCTCGAAGTCGGCAACATGGGGTAGTTCGACAAGTGCCTCGGCGGCTGTCTTGTGGTGGTCGATGATCAAGACGCCCTTGGCGATTGCGGCCATCTGCAGCAGGTCCTCTCGGGAGTACGAGAAGTCCACGATCACCGTGGTACGGCCAGCAACATCGGGGATCGGATCGCCATGCCGGGCGGCCTGGAACTCCACGTTGGGCAGGGCCTTGCGAACCACCCAGGCCGCGCCGAAGCCGTCCGCGCAGTTCGCGTGGTAGATGCAGAGCGGCGGGCGGTAGACCTGCTGCATGGCATCGTTGTAGGTCATGAGCGTCAGCCAGGCCTCGCCGGGCCAGGGGCGAGCGTTCGGTGCGACGTTGGTCAGGATCAGCGTGTTTTCCAGGGGCAGCTCGTCCCCGATCTGCCAGTCGTCGACGATCTTGGTCAGGCCAAGCGCGCCGGCAATCAGCGTCGCGTTCCGAGTCTTTCCGCAGCCCTGCGGGCCGAATAGCAGAACGCTCTTCATGCTGCGGCCTCCAGCTGTTCCTGCGCCATGGCGTGGTCAATGGCGGCGCGGAAGGAGGCGGGGCCCTGGAAGGTTTGGCCGACGGTGAAGTACAGGTAGAAGGTGTCGGAGACGGCGCTGCCACTGGCGGTCTCTTCCAGCCAGTCGAGGCGGGCGGTGTCGGCCAGGGGTGGAGCCGGTTCTGCCGCGGCCTCGATGGCCTGGCGGATCCGCTCGGCCAGGGACTTGGCGTTGTCCGCCGCCTTGAGCGCCCAGGCGCGGTGCTCATGGGCTCCGACGCGCTCTGCCATGACGGCGGTTACCTTCAGTTGACCGCTGACCTTCATCAGCTCGACGGCGTCCTCGGCGGTGAAGGGGTTCGCGCGGCGGGCATAGGCGGCGACGAGTTCGTCGGCGGCCCGGCCGAGCGCTTCCGCCTTCGCATAGTGCTCGGCATCGGCCAGGCGCAGGCTCGAGCGGAGCAGGTCCAGGTCCTCGTGCAGGGCGTTGATGTGCTTCTGGTGGTGGCGGGCGGCATCGGCATGGCCGAGGTCGTAGCCCTTGGCGTACTCGCTGTGCGCGGTGCGCCAGGCGACCAGCAGAGTGATGGCGAGTCCCAGCGCGAGGGCGCCGAGGATCAGGTAGAGAGTGGCCTGTTGCATGTGCTGTGTCCTCGTTGAGGCCCGGCGCCGGAGTAGAGGCCGGCGGCAGGCTGGCAGGGGTTACTTGTTGGTGCCGAGTCCGATGAAAGGCATGGCCGAGCCGGGGGCCATGTAGGTCGGGAGCTTGCCGTCCCACTTCTCCACGGCATTGAGGGTGACCACGTCAGGGTTGGCGCGCAGCGCCTGGGCGCGGATCTCGATGGCCTTCGCGTCCGCGGTGGCCAGTGTCAGCTTGGCGTCCGCCTCGCCCTGGGCCCGGGCGCGCTCCTTGTCCGCTTCGGCCTTGGCCTGGGCGACTTCGTTGCGGCGCTGCTCGGCCATCTGCGTGGCCTGGATCTTGGCATTCAGGCTCTGCGTGACCTGCGGCGGCAGGACCAGGTCGGAGGCGTAGTAGATGCGCTCGATGTTGATCCCGATGGGCTTCACCTGGTTGCGCACGCGCTGCTCCACGGCCTGCAGCAGGTCGCTCTTGCCGGCGCCGTAGACGCTTTCCACCGGCAGCTTCGAGGCAATGTCGTTGAAGGCGTCGCGCACCATGTTGCGCAGGAACTTGTTGGTGATCTCGTCGATGCCGCTGCGGTACTTCTGGAACAGGGTGGTCACCTTGTCCGGCGCCACGGCGTAGGTGATGCCGACATCACCGCCGACCTTCATGCCCTCGACGGTCTGGAAGCTGATGGCTTCCTGGCCGGACCAGGTCTCGGTTTGGGTGAAGGTGGGGAACAGGTAGAGTTCCTCGTTGAGGCCCACCCAGTAGCGGCCGGTCCCCACTTCCTTCATGTCGACTCCCTTGTCGGAGCCGTACAGGTTGACGATGACGCCGACATTGCCGGCGGGCACCTTCGAGCAGCCGGCGACGGCGGCCAGCGCGCAGATCAACAGGGAAAGGATGATGCGTTTCATGCTTGGTCTTCCTTGGTGGCGTGCGCCGCGCGGCGCCGCTTGTTGAACAGGTGGAGGCCAGCGCAGGCCAGGCCGAGCAGCCACAGGGCCGGCAGCAGGAAGCCGACGGCGACCAGGGCGGTGTCGTCGCTGCTGACCAGGGCCGGGGCTACGCCGCCGAGGACGGCAACGGTCATCGCCAGCGTCAAGAGCAGGGCCAGGCCGGCGGTGAGCAGTCGCAGCGGCGACAGCTGGGCTTGTTCATTCATGTGCTGTGTCCTCGTAGGGCCCGCCGCCGGTGTAGAGCCCGGCGGCGGGGTGCTGCGTGGTAGGGGTTACTCGCCGACCTTGAAGGTGCCGATGGTCAGGTCGGTGGAGGTGATGTCGCTGGACAGCAGGTCCTTGAACTCCTGCGCGATCTCCTCGCGCACCTGCTGCTCGGCCACCCAGCGCGGCTTGATCACCGGCTTGGCTTCGCCGGTCAGCACCGACAGGCGCAGGACGAAGTTGCGCAGCGGCAGGCCGTCGTACGGCTGGCAGGTGAAGATGAGCGAGCCGGGCAGGGTGTCCTGGCTGGCGGCCTCGATCTGGTCCATGGCGCTGCGCGAGGCGTTGAAGTTGCCCTCGACGGTGGTGCGCTCGCTGGAGGCCTTGATGGTGATGTTGCGAACGGCGGCGATGGCCTGGACCAGATTCATTTCCTGATCGTCCGGGGTGACCGCCTTCAGGAAGTCGCGCCAGTCTTCCATCCACTCGGCCAGGTCCTTCTGCGACAGGCGCTGGCCGGCGATGGCCAGCAGTGCGGCGTAGGCGGCCGTCGGCTGCAGGGCCAGGGTGGCGATGTCGTCGCCGTGTCCGGCCTGGCCGGTGTCGCCCAGGTTGAAGATCACGCGGCAGGACATGCTGTCCTTGTCGACGAAGCCGCGAGTCTCCTCGTTGGCGCGCTCATTCACGTAGGTGACGAAGTCCGCCAGCGAAGAGGTGGTCAGGGCGCCGCGGAAGCGGTTGCGGCGCGCGTTCAGGCGCTCCAGGCTCTGGAGCTTGAAACCCTCCGGGACGACCGCCATTTCCCCGGCCGAGCCGGTGACACGGGCGTTGGCGGCAGCGACGGCGTGGGCGAGGACCAGTTGCAGTGCTTCTTTCATGTGCTGTGTTCCTTGATGCAGTAGAGGTTGCGGTTGGTGGACGGGTTAGGCGTCCTGGGGTACGACCGGCGCCTGCTGGCGGTTGAACAACTGATCGGTCGGGTTGGTCTGGAACAGCTCCAGGCCGTTCGGGGTGACGTACATCGGGGTGTCCAGCGCGGTGTCTTCGCTGCGGCTGCCGCGCTTGGTGGGCACCTTGTAGTCGAGCTTGTGGTTCACCTTGACCTGGTTGGATTCGCCGATCTGGCTCAACTCCAGGGTGATGACGACCTTGCCTTTCTTGCCGAACTCGACCACGCCGGAGCCCACATCGGACAGGGCGGTGCCGATCTGGTTGGCGAACACGCCCGCATTCAGCGAGCTGAAGAAGTCGTTCACGTCGGTCTTTTTCATGTGCTGTGCCTCGTTGGTGGTGGTATTTCCCCAGGGCGCTCTCAGTGAAAGCGCCCTGGGGAAGGCCCGTCGCCAGGCCCTCCTGACTCACGTACGCCGCCGTATGTGAGCGATTCGAAGCTCGGCCGGGGTGTGTGTCCGGCCTGCTCGTTGCGTTGTCGGTTACATGGCTGCCACCCCTCCCTGTCGATCCACCCGGTTGCGCCGGGGCGCTGTCGTTCAAGCCGCCTGGATGCCCTTGGCGTCGAGGAACTCGGCCAGGTCCGTCAGGTACACCAGCGGTTCCTCCAGCCGGGACGTCGTGAGCTTGCGGGTGACCAGGGCCACCTCGCCGCTCTTGATCAGCGCCCGCAGGCGCTTGTCGGTCTTCAGGTGCGGGAAGTACGCGGCCCGGACCTGGGTGAGGGTGAGCGTGGCTGTACCCCACTGCTGGTAGAGCTGCTCCAGTGTCGTCATCGAGCCTCCCCGCACCCCGCCGGTAGGCGGGCCGACACCAGGGCGACGAGGCCGTCGATGGACTTGCCGTAGCCGCTGGCGGCGATGTTGCCGGCCTCGTCCGTGACCACGGCGCCGAAGGGGCGCAGCGCGTCGTTGGTGAGCGTGACGTGCGGCAGCCAGCCGCGCGGGGTGACGGCCACCAGGGCCGCGTAGAGCAGGGCCAGCTGGGTGGCTTGCTGGGGCAGGGCGGCCAGGCGCTCGACGCACTCTTCGGCGGCGGCCTGCAGGGCGTCGGCCGGGTAGGCGGTCGGCGCCGAGAAGTGCATGCCGACCAGCTTGAGCGCGCCGATGGCGTCGGCGATGGGGTTCGGTGTCGGAGTCATGCCACGTCGTCCTTGTGCTGGGTGACGGTGATGGCCACGCCGAGGCGCTTGGCGAGCCAGGCGATACCGGCTTCGGTGACCATCACCACGCTGTAGTGGGTGTACTGGCCCAGGCGCGGGTTCCAGCGCGAGCGCGGATCCATGAACAGATGGCCCTGGCCGACGTGCTTGGCCGCCAGGGTGCCGTCCTGGTTCAGGTCCTTGTGCTGCCGCAGGTGGTCGCGCAGGGCTCGCTCGCTGACGCCCAGGGCGGCAGCTGCATGGCGGATATCCCGGTTCATGGCGGGCCCTCTCAGGCTGCGTTCGGTGCTCGGAGCTGGAGCGCGAGCGTCACGTCGTCCAGGGCCCTGTAGAGGTCTGCCAGGTCGCCGTCGTTGACCACGAACAGGTCGCCGTCGCGCAGCGTGACGCCCGACTCGCTGCTGTGCGCGGCGACCGCGGTGGCGTCCGGGCGGCGCAGGTGGACGACGACGCCGCCCTTGGCGCGGATCCAGTCCGCCTCGTTGTCGAAGCGCACGTCGCTGATGACGAAGCCCCGGGCCTGCGGGCTGGCCTCCAGGTGGTTGGCCAGGTTCATCTCGGCCAGCATCAGCCAGAGTTGCGGGTGCACCAGGTTGCGGCCCCACTCGGTGCCCAGCAGCTGCATCAGCTCGCGGGGCGACTTGCCCAGCCAGGGCAGGGGCTGTTCCTTGGCGGCGCCCTCCAGGGCGGCGGCCGGCAGGTTCAGCATGTCGAGCAGGGCCAGCTTCAGCGGCGAGGCCAGGGCATAGATCAGCAGGCCGAACTGGGCGGCGAGGTAGTTCGCGGCGGTGTCCTTGCCGGACCTGGCGCGGCCAGTCAGGCCGATGAGGATGGTCTTCATGCCGCGGCCTCCATGCTGAGGTAGCGCTGGGTGAAGGTCAGAAGCATCGACAGGTTCTGCCGGGCCTCGTCCTCCGTTAGGTTCCTGCGCCGGCCCCGGGTGTCGGAGCCGATGAAGGCGTACTCGTAGGCGTGGGCAACGCGGTCGCCCAGCGCGCTGGTGTCGTCGGCCCGGTAGATCGAAACGGAGACGTCCGCGTCGAGGCTGGACGTGTAGAAGGTGGCCTTCCATTTGCCCTGGCTGCCGATCAGCAGGCAGGTGGACAGGATCTGCAGCAGCAGTTCCTCGATGGTGGGCTTGTTCATGCAGCACCTCCCCACGGGCCGCTGTCGGCTTCCGTGCTGGGGGCGACAGGGCGCGGCTGGTAGAGGCAGGCGCGCTGGGAGGTGCCGACGATCACCAGCAGGCCAGTGTCGGCCTGGATGGCCTCCACGGCGGCGCGGCTGGTGGCCGCTGCCGGGTGCAGGTACACCGGGCAGCGGGCTTTGTGCATGTGCTGTGTCGGTTGCATCTCGTACTCCGAAGTAGAGGTGGGTACGAGGCAAACAATAGCAAGAGCTAACGCCGCGCGCAATAGCGTTAGCTATCTCGGATTTAGCTGGGGAGGTCTAGGTACTTGGATGACTTGATGATGCCGGCGACGTAGTGGATTTTCTCCACCTCGTTTTCGTCAAGGAACACCGGCGGATACTCGCTGTTGACGCTATCGAATCGATACTGGCCGTCACGTAAGTAGATGAATTCTTTGATCATGCACTTGCCATCACGCGTCTTGACCAGCACCTCGTCTCCATTGAGGTAGGGGTGGTTGGGCTCGATAAGCACAAGCTCGCCGCTCTTTATTCGAGGATGCATGCTGTTCCCAACGACTCGGAGTCCATAAGCATTCTCATCGTCGCTGCGGACGTCCAAGTAACCATCTCCATGTCCTGTCGGGAATTCCATTGCGTCGAAGTACCCGTTGGTGCCCAGCATGGCCTTGCCTACAACAGGAATCATTCGTTGCCGAAGCTCCAGCTGATGCGCTTGCGCTCGGTCATCTGCCACGCGCTGGGCCGTCGCGGTGATGTTCTTATTGAAGAATGCAGGGTGTGGTAACACTGGTCGATCAAGCCCTAGGGAATCCCATTTCTGCTTGATCGGAGGCAAGTCCTCAACCGTGTAGCTCCCTGTCACAAGCAGGCCGCTCGGCAGCCCCAGCTTTTGTTCAAGGTTTCCAGCGGCACGGTCCCCGAGTCGTCGATGGCCATTCAGTAGCTGCGACAGGTATGACGCATCCACGTCGTGTGCATTGGCGAAATCCTTGAGCGTGTTCGAGGCGATCAAGGCTCTGAGAAGGGTGACGCGGAGTTCGTATATGTCCATGCCTCTATCGTCGGTCCCTGTTAGCAGATTGTAAATTCCTTAGAGCTATCGTGCTATTGCGCTATCTAATAGCGATTGCTATCTTGTTGGTCTGCGGAGGTGCTTATGACTCTTCTCGAATACATCAAACAGCTCCAATCGAAGACGGATGTGGACGAGCTGGCATCCAAGTGCGGGACTTCCGCGGGGCAGTTGAAGCAAGTTGCCTACGGACACCGGAGGGCGAGCGCTTCGTTGGCGATCGATCTAGATAGAGAGACCGGCGGTGTCGTGGCATGCGAAGAGACAAGGCCGGACATCGACTGGGCCTATCTCCGCGGGAGGCAGCGAGCGGCATGAATCACGAACCAATGCGGTTCACCCTGGGCCTGGAGGTCGCTGGGATCACCCTCGATCTGACGGTTCGTATTTCTTCTGAAGGTTTTCAACCTTACGTATCAGCTCCAGCACCTGCTGAATCGATCGAAAATACGACAACCGGAACTTTGGTGTTTGATCCTCAACCTTTGATGCATGCAGTGCAGCAAATGCTCGTTCAAGGCCTTGAATCACTTCGTGGAAATCTGGCTGAGCAGGCATTGGCAATCCTTGGCAATCAGATAGACGAACAGCGGAGGGCGCGAGAGCAATCCACACCCTGAAAAGAGATGGCCGGCGCGGGCCTCTACACCCGCGCCGGCCGGGTGCCGGACAGGGCCTCTACACCCTGGCCCGGCGTACGACGACACAGCACATTGCATCGGTCGTGGTCATAGAGTAGGGCCTGCCCTGTTCGATGGCTACACCGTAAAAGGAGTATTTACGGTTATGAGCCGGAAAGACCTGCTGCCGGACGCCGGTCCGGTGTTCGACCTCCGCCAGGCGCTCTACCGCGCCGGGCGCGACTTCAAGGGAGGCCTGACCTCCCTGGCCCACGAGATGGTCCTGCCCTACGAGGACCTGCAGAAGAAACTGAAGCTCGACGAGGAACGCCGGTGGCCCACCCCCGACGAACTCGAAGACATCATCCGCCTGACCAAGGATTCACGCCTGCTGGACGCGCTGATGCGCCCCGCCGGCGCCGTCTGGTACCGGCCGGAAGCGGTGGACGCCACGGCGTCGGCCCTGAAGGCCGTGGGCGAATTGCTGCAGCGCGAAGGTGAGTTCGTCGCCAGCCTGCACAAGGGCGCCGAGGACAACCGCTGGCAGCCCCACGAAGTCGCTGACCTGGAGTACCACGGCGCCAACGTGATCCGGGCCGTGCTGGGCATCATGGCCGGCGCCCGCGCTTCCATGCAGCAGCTGCTGGAGGGCCAGGCCAATGGCTGACCTCCTCGATAGAGCGGCAGAGCAGGAAGAGAACCGCCTGCAGGGCCTGCTGGCCACCCGGCAGCGCCCGGCGCCGGACTACACCATCAGCGAAACCCATTGCGTGGAATGCGGCACCGAGATTCCGGCTGCGCGGCGTATCGCCGTCCCCGGCTGCGAGTGCTGCGTGTTCTGCCAGGGAATGCGGGAGGCGCGGCGATGAGCGTGCGCGAACGCCCCATTCTCTTCAAGGACCTCATGGTGAGGGCCATCCGCGATGGGCGGAAAACCGTCACCCGGAGGTTGGTAGACCCGGCGCCAATTGGTGATATGCGCTGGAACGAGAAACAGCGCGGTGCGGCAGGCGCCCGGATCGCGTCCTGGATTGATGACGTCAGGATGTACCGCTGCCCATTCGGCGAGGTTGGAGACCGGCTGTGGGTTCGTGAGGCCTGGCTGCCCGATCCGAGCGCAGACGATGTCGCCTGGGACGACTGGACCGACACCTATTACAGCTGGAGCGGTTGTGGTTCTCGCATCGCCGGTGTGCCGCCGGCATTGCGTAGCCCTGAGCACTGCATCTACCGCGAAGGCTGGACCGGTGGTGGGCTGCGTTGGCGGCCATCCATCCATATGCCCCGCTGGGCTTCCCGCATCCTGCTGGAAGTCACCGAGGTGCGAGTCGAGCGGCTGCAGGACGGGGAGGGTGAGACAGCGTTCGAAAGCCGCTACCTCGCCGAGGGGCTGTTCAAGATCCATCATGGCGATGGCGATTACTACTACAGCGCCTTCCATTCGGAGCCGACGCCAAAGGACTGGTGTTGGCCCGAAGATGCTTTCCGCGAACTGTGGGAGTTCATGAACGGCGGCATCCTCAGCTTCGGCAGCTGGTCGGCCAATCCCTGGGTATGGGTGGTCGAGTTCAAGGTGCTGGAGGGGCGCGCATGACGCAGGCAGGGAACGCCACTCCGATTGCCGCCTGGGCGCGGCGCTACATCGAAGTCTTCGGCCTGGCCCTGGTGGGCATCGGGCCAGGTGAGAAGGTTCCCCGCGGCAAGGGCTGGCAGCGCCCAGGCGGCCAGATCATCGACGCGACGAAAGCCGAGGCCTTCTGGACCAAGAACCCGAAGCACAACCTGGGGGTGGTGCTCGGGCCCAGCGGCATCTGCTCGCTGGACGTCGACGACGTGCCGGCGGCGCGCCAGGTGCTGTGGGACCTGCTGGGGCTCGACCTTGACGCGCTGCCGGTGGCCTACCCGACTGTGGTGGGCAACCCGGCGCGCTTCCGCGTGATGTTCCGCGTGCCCGAGGGTGTCGAGCTGAGCCGCCACTCGCTGAGCTGGCCCAACGAGAACGACCCGGACGGCAGCAAGCTGAAGCTCACGCAGGCGGCGATCCTGGCGGCCAAGGAGCGGGGCGACAAGGAGCAGATGGAGAAGATGCAGGCCCAGGCTGACAGCCTGAAGCGCTTCACCGTGTTCGAGCTGCGCGCCGGCCTGGTTCAGGACGTGCTGCCGCCGTCGATCCACCCGGGCACTGGCAAGCCCTACACCTGGCGGAAGCCGCCGACGGACGATGGGCTGCCGGTGCTGCCGAACGACCTGCTGAACATCTGGCAGAACTGGGACATCTTCAAGCGCGACGCCGAGGCGGCCTGCCCATGGGCGCCCAAGGCGGCGCCGAAGAAGCCCGCGAAGCCGAAGCCCAGGCTGGCCGCGCCGGCCGGCAGCTCGCGCTCGGTGATCGACGCGTTCAACCAGGCGCACGACGTGGAGTCGCTGCTGGCCGCGCACGGCTACATCCAGCGTGGAACGAAGTGGCTCTGCCCGCACAGCAGCACCGGGTTGCCGGGCGTGACCATCAGCGAGGGCAAGGTGTACTCGCACCATGGCTCCGATCCGCTGGGCAACGGGCACCAGAACGATGCCTTCGACGTGTTCTGCATCCTCGACCACAACGGCAACGACCGCGAAGCGGTCAAGGCAGCGGCGCGCATGCTGGGCATCGAGCGCGAGCCCAGGGCGCCCACTGTTCGCGAGGCGCTGGAGCAGTTCGACCAGATGCTCAATGGCGGCGAACCGCAGCCCGGCCCGCCCGATGAGCTTCCCCGCGCCCCATCCGTCGAAGACGACGTGCCGGACGGCGACTCCTCCGCAGACGGGGGGGCGGGGGAAGGCCTGACTCTGGCCAAGGCGCTACGGCGCTACGCCCTGGTCGAGGGGACCACGCACGTGTGGGACATCGACAAGGCGATGAAGATGAAGAAGACGGCCTTCGTCGCCCTGGTCGGCCAGAAGCTGTTCAAGGAGTGGTCGGAGGTCACCGACGAGAAGAAGAAAAAGCGGATCAGCGAAGAGCAGGTCAAGGAGATCGAGCGGGCCCGGTCCATGGCCGGCAAGGCCGTCGGGCCAATGAGCATGCCGCCCCTGGTGCGCTACGTGTACATCGACGGCACCAAGGACGTGTGGGACCTGGCGAAGAAACGGCGCGTGCCCGAGGGCGCGGTGAAGATGGCCCTGGGCGATGCCTACTCGCTCTGGCTGAACAGCCCGGAGCGACGGGTGGTGGACGTGGCCAACATCGTCTTCGATCCGACGATGACCTGCGACACCAAGGTCTGCATCAACACGTTCGAGGGGTTGCCGCTGGAGCCCAAGCGCGACGACGCGGCCTGCGAGAACCTGCGCTGGTTGATTTCCTTCCTGTGCAACCACGCCGAGGAATCCATGCAGTGGCTGGTGCGCTGGCTCGCCTACCCGCTACAGCACACCGGGGCCAAGATGGACACCGCGGTGCTGATGCACTCGACGATGGAGGGCTCGGGCAAGAGCCTGCTGTTCTCGGTGGTGATGGGCCGGTTGTACGGGCAGTACGCGGCGACGGTCGGCCAGACGCAGCTGGAAGGGAACTTCAACGCCTGGCAGAGCGGCAAGCTATGGGCGGTGTTCGAGGAAGTGGTCAGCCGGGACCAGCGCTACAACCAGGTCGGCAAGATCAAGCAGTTGATCACCGGCCAGACCGTGCGCATCGAGAGCAAATTCGTGAACGGCTGGGAGGAAGCCAGCCACATGAACGCCGTGTTCCTCTCCAACGAAATCATGCCCTGGCCCATCGGCGAGGACGACCGGCGCCACCTGGTCATGTGGCCCGAAGAGAAGCTCCCCGAGGCCAGGCAGAAGGCGATCAAGCACGAGCTGGCCAACGGCGGCGTCGAGGCGCTCTACGCCTGGCTGCTGGCCCAGGACCTGGGTGACTTCGACCAGCAGACAAAGCCGCCAAGCACGCCGGCACGCGAGCGTCTGGTGGCCTTGAGCAGGTCCACCTGGCAGACGTTCGTGCACTTCTGGCGCGCCGGCGAACTCGGGCAGGGCTTGTGGGGAGCTTGCCTGAGCAGCGACCTCTACTCGCTGTTCCTGGAGTGGTGCCACCGGAACAAGGAGCACTCGATGAGCCAGACGAAGTTCAGCCTGTTCATCAGCACGGCTGGCATCGAGAAGACTAGGGCGATTCCCTGGACGGACGGCAACAGCCGGCGGTTCGCGGCCTTCTTCTTCCCCAAGGACCCGGAGGCCTTCCTGCCCCCATCCCCTTCCTCGGCCGCGCTGGGGAAGCACGTGGGCGAGTGGCGCGCGCGGGCGAAGCTCGCGGGCTGGAACGTGGACAACTGGGACCGCGTGAAGGGGCCTACGGCATGAATGCGCTCGGAAGTGTGTTGGGTGTGTTGGGTGTGTGTTGGGTTGTTTTGCGAACCCAACACAGTGCGAGGCCGCGTAATTCGCGGGCTCCGGGCGAGTGTGTTGGGTGTGTTGGGTTTACGCGCGCGGGCGCGTGCGTGCGGATAAAAAAATGCATCAAGGTATTGGTGGAGAGCACTGCTTTTTTTCTTACGCGAGGGCTGGAAAAACCTTACCAACCCAACACACCCAACACACATGAATTTAATGCATTGATTTTATTGGTGTTTAAGTGTGTTGGGTGTGTGTTGGGTATGGCGATTCTGTGTTGGGTTGAGGTTTCGAGCAGGGGAGTGGGGCGATGATCGAGGAAATCGAGGTGCTGATGCGGCACTGGGGAGAGCAGATCGGCCGGGGTGGCCTGGGGGGCGGCTCCATCTCCAGCACCCTGGCGGGGTTCATCGATTGGCAGGGCGCGCCGCCGCGCGGCGAGCCGGGGACACGTGATCCGGTCGGCGGGTACAGCATGGATCACCGGGCCCGCGAGGTGCAGGCCTGCGTCGATGCCGTCGAGCGGCAGGGCGAGCAGGGCAAGCACCTGGCGCGCCTCGCTCGCCTGCGCTACCTCGGCGGGCGCACGGTGGCCGCGCAGATGGCGGCCCTGGACATGGCCGCCGGTGCCGACCGGACCTACCGCAACCACGTGCACCGGCTGCACGAACTGGTCCTGGCCGAACTGCGCCGCCGGCACGCGGGCACCCTGGAGGCCGTCCGGCGCCTGCCGAGCCAGTTGGAGAAGCAGCGGAGGCTCGCTGCGCGCCGGGCGAAACAGGCCGCCAAGGGCCTGGCGGGACACTACCGTTCGTCGGACGTATCTCCCCCGTCAGCCCCGGCGAGCCCCCGTCAGCCCCCGTCGGAATAAACGATAAAACGGCTCTTTCGGTTTTTCCGGTCGGGGGGTACAAAGTCGCCACGATGTACGAGGTCCGCACAGAGGGCCCGTACCAACCGATGCACGTGCTGTGCAGACCACCCGGGCGATGCCCTCACCCGGGAAACCTGAAAGCCCCTCCCCGGAGGGGCTTTCCCTTTTCAGCCCTCGGCATGGAGTTGAGCGATGGGAGAGCCTGCGAGCACGACCGCTGCTGTAGTCGCCGGCGCCGCGGGCGTCGGCTTTGCTGGATACCTGGCCGGCGTCGATGTGTGGGCCGCGGTCGGGGCGCTGTTCGGTGCGTTGATCTACTCGACCACCACCCAGGAATTCCCGACCTGGCAGCGCCTGCTGTTCCTGGTCGCGTCGTTCGTGATGGGCTACGTGATCGCCCCTGGTATCCGTGAGGTCGAGGTCTACGGTTACCGCCCCTTCCAGTACACCGGGATCGCCGCCTTCGTCGCCGCCCTGCTGGTGGTGACGCTCTCGCTCTGGTTGATCCAGCGCGGGAAGTCCGGCCCCGGCGCGGTGACGCGAGGAGGTCAGGATGGGTAACCACCTGGTGCAACTGATGCTGACGCAGGCCACGTTCTGGCTCTGCGTCGTGTTGTTCCTGCGGCTGTTCACCTTCCAGCGTGGCGATGCGCGCTACCGGCGCAGCATCTCGTGGATGGCCTGGGCCGTGATGGGCTGCTCCGGCTCGGTGGTGCTGTTCATCATCAAGGGGCTGCTGATCATGCCGGCGATGAGCTGGCCGCTGGTGATCCTGCTCGGCGTGTTCACCTTCGCCGTGCTCAAGGCCCGGGGCAACATGGCCCAGGTCTGGCGGGCGCAGTAGCCCGCTCGGGCGCCCGGAGCCGGGCCAGCGGGGGCAGGCCGCGACCCGCCGGACTGCGGCCGGATATCTGCGGGTCCTCCCCGATGGCCGCCCCCTACACGGGTTACCGGACTCGCGAATTCCCTCTAGCTGAGATTTGCCCAGGGATGTCCGTCTTTTCAAGGAGTTAGCAATGGGGCGCAAGGTCTCGAAGGCCGAGTTGAGTGAAATCCTCGGCCGCGATGAGCGCACCCTGACGCGCTGGCAGGACGATGGCCTGCCAGTCCTGGAATACGGCGTCGGGCGCGGCAACGAAAACCAGTACGACACCGAGGACGTGATCCAGTGGCTGATGCAGCGCGCCGCGCTGAACGGCAGGAAGGAGAGCGCCCGGGACCGCCTCGACCGTGTGAAGGCTGACCGCGAGGAACTGGCCTTGGCCAAGGACCTGGAGGAAGTGGTCGTGGCCGCCGAGCTGATCGAGCGCTTCGAGGCCATGGTCACCGCGGCCAAGGTCGAGCTGATCAACACCCTGCCGGATCAGCTAGCCGCCGATCTCTCCGCGCGCTACGGCGTGGAGATCGATGACGAACTGATCCGCGAGCCCATCGCGGGGATCCTGGGGAACATGGCCAAGTATGACCTTGACGATGACGAAGACCCTCTCGACGGGGATTCTGAGCAACCGGACGATCCGCCGTTTGCTGAGGAGGACGACGACTAAAGCCCTGTCGCGTATCGCGCGGAAGTGGGCCCCGCCCCCTCGCATGACCACCATCGAGTGGGCAACCAAGTACCGCTGGCTGTCCCCTGAGGAAACCGCCCGGCCTGGCAAGTACCGCTTCGACGTGACGCCCCACCTGGTGTGGCCTGGCGGCCCACTGGAAGCCCTCGACGATCCGAACGTGCATGAGATCGTCTGCCGCAAGTCTGCCCAGGTTGCCTGGACCTCCGGCGTTCTCGGCAACGCCCTGGGGAAGTGGATCGACATCGATCCGTCGCCGATCCTGGTGCTGTTCCCGAAGGCGGACGCCGCCAAGCAGTACGTAGCCGAGAAGCTGGAGCCGATGATCGAGGCCACGCCGCGGCTTAAAAAGAAGGTCGACCTGCGCAGTCGCAAGCTGCAGCAGCGGCAGGACTTCAAGAAGTTCCCGGGCGGGTTCCTCAAGCTGGTGGGCTCCAACAGCCCGGCCAGTGTGAAGTCCACGCCGGTACCGCGGGTTGCGGTGGAGGAACCGGACGACTGCAACCTGAACCTGCGGGGGCAGGGGGACAGCATCAAGCTGGCGAAGGAGCGCCTGAAGACCTTCCGACGCTCCAAGATCATCATCGGCGGCACGCCCACCATCAAGGGCCTGTCGGCCATCGACGCCGAACTGGAGCTTTCCGACAAGCGTCTCGGCCTGGTGACCTGTCACGACTGCGGCCTGGAGCACGCCCTCAGCTTTGAGAACCTGCATTGCCCGGAGGACCCGGACTACCACCACGAGGTCTACGGGAACAAGCGGCCGGAGGCGACCTACTACGCCTGCCCGCACTGCGGTTCGGTATGGGACGACAACCAGAAGAACGCGAACCTGAAGCACGGCCGCTGGGTTGGTACTGCCGAGTTCCGCGGCATCGCCGGCTATATCCTGAACGAACTGTATGCCACGTTCTACGGCTCGCGCTTCGCCGTGTTGATGGAGAAGAAGCTGCAGGCCGAGCACGCGGCGGCGCAAGGCAATATCGGGCCGATGATCGCCTACGTGAACAGTTCGGAAGGGGAGAGCTACGAGTACAAGAGCGACGCACCGAAGACCGACGAACTGGAGAAGCGCGCCGAGGCTTATGCCGAGCTGACCGCGCCGAATGGCGTGTTGTTGGTGACGGCTGGTGTCGACATCCAGGGCGACCGCATCGCCGTGTGCATCGTGGGGTGGGGCCGTGGTGAAGAGTCCTGGCGGCTCTACTGGGGCGAACTCCAGGGTGATCCGAAGGACACCTCCGACGGAGTGTGGCGCGAACTGGACAAGCTGCTGGCCACGGCGATCCCCACAGAGAACGGCCACCGGCTGGCAATCTCGGCGGTCAGTATCGACAGCTCGGACGGCAACAGCAGCCACGCCGTATACACCTATGTCCGTGACCGCCAGCGCTTCAACATCATGGCGATCAAGGGCGCCTCGGTGGACAACAAGGACAAGGAGATCTTCACCAAGCCCCCGGCTTCGGTGGATACCACCCAGGACAACACCAAGGCCGCGAAGTACGGGCTGCGCGTATTCATTGTCGGCACGCACAAGGCCAAGACGTTGATCGACTCGCGGCTGCGCCTGAAGGGCAGTGGGCCCGGGCGTATGCATTGGTACAGCGAGATCCGCTCGGACTACTACGAGCAGGTGACCAACGAGGTGCTGGCCCCGCATCCGCGGCAGCCCAGCAAGATGATCTGGCAGAAGAAAGCCGGCCGCCGCAACGAGGCGCTGGACTGCGAGGTGTATGCCCTGCACGCCGCGCGAAGCCTGAAGACCCACCTGCTGCGAGATGCAGAGTGGGACCAGTTGGAGCAGCAGTTGCTCCAGCCCACCCTGTTCACCAGCGACGAACCCACCGCCCCAGTGCCACGCCGTGCTGTGGCGCGCCGGGGTACGCGTAGCCGCGCTGGCCGTTAGAGGTAAACCATGAGTGAAGCCACCGAACGCCTGGCGCGTATCCGCGCGTCCATTGACCAGGTCCTGACCAAGGGGCAGCGCTTCCGCAAGGGCGACCGCCAGTTGGACCGTGCAGAACTGGCAAGCCTGCGCATGCTGGAGGCGCAGGCCGCTGAAGAAGTGGCGCGCGAGCAGGCGGCCCAGGCCGGCAAGAGCCGCAACCGCATCAGTTACGTCAGGATTTGACCATGGGCTGGTTTCGAAAATCACCCGCCGAACTGCTGATGCGCGAGGCGCTGAAGCTGGCCCAGGCGACGGCCCAGCCTGGCCAGGTCAGCGCCCAGGGTGGTGGCGGCGGGGTGGAAACCCGTTGGCGCGGCGCCTCGCGCATGCTGCGCAGCATGGCCAGTTGGATCCCCGGCCTTGCCAGCCCGCGGCGCGACCTGCCGGTCGGCGAGCGTCGCATGCTGGTGGCGCGTTCCCGCGATGCCATGCGCAACCACCTGTTGGCTCTGGCTGTGCTGCGCCGGATGCGTACCAACGTGGTCGGTACCGGTCTGGTATGTCGCGCCCAGGTGGACGCCGGCGCCTTGGGGATCACCCCGGAGGAGGCCGACCGCCTGAATGAGGTGTTGGATCGTACCTGGAGCCTGTACGCCGACAACCCGCAGGAATGCGATGCCGAGGCGATGCTGAACCACTATCAGTTGCAGGCCCTGGTGCTGATCTCGGCGCTGGTCAGTGGTGACCTGCTGGTGGCAACGCCGGACAGGGAGCGCCCCGGCTGCCTGTTCAGCACCCGTCTCCAACTGATCGAGGGTGACCGGGTATGCAACCCCAACCTGTCCCTCGACACCGACAACCTGGTCGATGGTGTGGAGTTCGACGACCTCGGTGCGCCTGTGGCCTACCACGTCTGCCGGGGTTACCCCGGCGAGTACAACTCGTCCAGCAGCCTGACCTGGGATCGGCTGGAGGTGTTTGGCGCGGAAACCGGCCGTCGGCGCGTGCTGCATGTGATGGCCGACAAGGACCGGCCCGGGCAGAAGCGCGGTGCGCCTTTCCTGGCGCCGATCCTGGAGCCGCTCCAGAAGCTGGAGCGCTACAGCAGTGCCGAACTGATGGCCGCCGTGGTCTCCGCGATGTTCACGGTGTTCATCAAGAAAAGCTCGGACTTCGAGACCGGCAACCTGCCGCTCAGCGCCTTGGTGAACGAGGGGGGCGGGGCCACCACGGAAGATGAAGGTGGTGGTGATATCGAACTGGGCGAAGGTGCCATCGTTGACCTCGGTCGCGGCGAAGAGCCGGTAACCGCCAACCCAGCACGGCCGAATGCGCAGTTCGACCCCTTCTTCGTGTCGGTGGTCAAGCAGATCGGTGCCGCGCTGGAGCTGCCCCTGGACGAGCTGCTGCTGCACTACAGCAGCAGCTACAGCGCGGCGCGGGCGGCGATGCTCCAGGCCTGGCGCTTCTACAGCCTGCGGCGCTGGTGGCTGACGTGTGACTTTTGCCAGCCCTCGCGTGAGCTGGTGATCGACGAGGCAGTGGCCCGGGGAATGATCTCGCTCCCTGGCTATGGCGATCCGGCGAAGCGGCGAGCCTACCTGCAGGCCCTTTGGATCGGCCCGGCGCGCGGCGCCATCGACGAGTTGAAAGAGGCCAACGCTGCCGGCAAGCGGATCGAGATCGGTGTGAGCAACGAGACGCTGGAGACCGCGGCGATGACCGGCGAGCCCTGGCAGCAGGTGTACAGCCAGCGGCGCCGGGAAATCACCCAGCGCCGGCAGGACGGCACCTACACACCGCCCAAGGGCGCCGAGGTCATGGCGCCCGAGCCGGCCCCCACGAACGAGGAATAACCATGCTCCGAGCATTCGAGCTGGCTGCATCGCAGCCCTGGCTGATGTTGCCCTGCGCGCTCGACAACCTGCTGGCGATTGCCAACCGCCTGGGTGATCCCTCGGCGCTGGTGACCAAAGAGGGGGAGCGGCTGGACAACACCCGGCGCGTCAGCATGCGCAATGGCGTTGCCGTCGTACCGGTCACCGGGCCGATCTTCCGCTACGCCAACCTGTTCAGCGAGATCTCCGGCGCGACCAGCACCCAGGTGCTGGCCACCGACATCCAGGCGGCCCTGGACGACCCGAAGGTCAAGGCCATCGTGCTCAACATCGACAGCCCTGGTGGTGTCGTTGCAGGCATCAACGAGTTGGCCGAGCTGGTGTACGCGGGCCGCGAGCGCAAACGCATCGTTGCCTACGGCAGCGGCACGGTGGCCAGCGCGGCCTACTGGATCGCCTCGGCGGCGAGCGAAATCGTCCTGGATGACACCGCCATGGCCGGCAGCATCGGCACCGTGGTGGAAGCGGTGGTCCAGGGCGAAGGCGCCAACGGCGCCAAGCGCTACGAGATCGTCAGCCGCAACGCCCCAAACAAACGCCCCGACCTTTCGACGGAGGAGGGGCGGGCAAAGATCGGAGAGACCATCAACGCCCTGGCCGACGTGTTCGAAGCCAAGGTCGCGCGGAACCTCGGTGTCCCCGTCGAGAAGGTCCCCGAAATGGGCGACCAGGGCGGCCTCCGCGTTGGCGCCTCTGCCGTCGAGCATGGCCTGGCCCATCGGCTGGGCTCGCTTGAATCCCTGATCAATGAACTGGCCAGCCCGGCCGCCAACACCCTGAGGAAACCCAGCATGACCATCGTCAAGAGCACGGCGGAACTGCAGGCGGCCATCGCCGCCGGCACCGACCCGAAGGATATCCAAATCGCGGCGTGGCCCGACGTCGACGCGCTGCAGGCTGCAGCCCGCACTGAAGGCGTCGTGGCCGAGCGTAACCGTCTGAAGGGCATCAGCGCACTGGCCTCGAAGGGCTTCGAGAAGGAAATCGAGGCCGCCATCGAAGACGGCAGCAGCGTCGAAGCAACTGCCCTGCAGCTGTTCAAGGCCGCCCAGGATCGCGGCATCACTCTGGCCGGCATCAAGTCGGACAGCACCTCCACCACCTCCACTGTCCCGGTCGAGGGCGACAAGGAAGCCGCGGAACGCAAGACCGCGGCTTCCTGGATCGCCGCCGGCGGCACCCGCTGAGGAATATCGCAATGCCGAATCCCGAACGTAATACCTACCAGCCGGACCAACTGCTGGCCGGTGACTTCCCGATCATCAAGCGCCCCGGGGTGATTGCTGCCGGGCAGGTGCTCGCCCGTGGCGCCGTCCTCGGCGAGGTTACCGCCTCCGGCGAGTACAAGCTGTCGGCCAGTGCGGCCAGCGACGGCTCGCAGGCGCCTGTAGTGATCCTGGACGCCGCCGTCGACACCACCGGCGGTGCGCTGCCAGGCGTGCTGATGCTGACCGGCGAGGTGCGCGGCACCGAACTGCAGTTGGGCGCCGGGCACACCATTGCCAGCGTCACCAAGGCGCTGCGCCCCTTCTCCCTGTTCGTTCGCTGATAGGAGCGACTCCATGGATTTGTTTGATACCCGCACCATGCTCGACGCTGTCGAGCAGATGGTCCTTCCGCGCACCTTCCTGCTGCGCACCTTCTTCAATGGCGGCAGCCCGCGCACCTTCCCCACCAAGACCGTCGACATCGATGTCGTGAAGGGCAAGCGCCGGATGGCGCCCTTCGTGCACCCGCGGCTGCCGGGTAGCCTGGTGTCTCGCGAGGGTTTCCGTACGGACACCTACACCCCGCCCTACATCCAACCGAAGATCGAAACCGAGGCCGATCTGATCCTGAAGCGTTCCCCCGGCGAAACGCCGTTCGCGAGCAAGCCGCCGGCGCAGCGGGCCGCTGAGCGCCTGGGCCAGGACCTCGCAGAACTCGACAACCAGATCACTCGCCGCGAGGAGTGGATGTGCGCCCAGGCCCTGACCACGGGCCGCGTGCGGGTGCTGGGCGAAGGCGTGGATGACACCATCGACTTTCTGATGTCGGATTCGCACAAAATCACCCTGAGCACCGAGAAATGGGATGCAGCGGGCTCCGACCCCATCGGTAACCTGCGGCAGTGGAAGCGCGGCCTCATCGCCAAGGACTCCGGGCGTACCGCGAACGTCGCGGTGCTGAGCGGCGAGGCAGTCGATGCCTTCCAGGCCAACGACCTGGTGATGAAGCAACTGAGCACCCGGCGCGTCGAGCTGGGCATAATCAAGCCCGAGACGCTGCCGGACGGCGTGACCTACCTCGGCTACCTCAACGATCCGGGCGTCGACCTGTACAGCTACGACGAGTGGTTCCTCGACGACGCCGACACCGAACAGCCGTTGATTCCGGCCGGCGGCATGATCCTCGGTGCGACTAATACCCGCAACGCCATGCTGTATGCCGCTATCCAGGACCTGGAGGCAATCGAGAGCGGCCTGGTGGAGGCGGCGCGCTTCCCGAAGAGCTGGGTTACCAAAGAGCCCAGCGCGCGCTGGCTGAAGATGCAGGCCGCGCCGCTGTGCGGCTTCCTCGAGCCCGACGCGTTCGTCTACGCGAAGGTGGTGTGACATGGCGAAGAAAGCTGAATACATCGTCATCGACGGTTGCATCCAGGAAGGCAAGGAAGTCTTCCTGCCGGGGCAGCCCTACAGCCCGCCGACCGCCGAGATTCGCGACGACCTGGTCACCCGCAAGGTCATCGCGGTGATCACCGATCCGGCCGCTCAGGCTGCTGTGCGTGCTGCCAGCGCCTCGGCGCCGACCGACGATGCCGCGGGCGGTGCCAGCAATGATCTCCTGCAGCAGGGTGGCGGTTCCTGACCATGGCCTTCTTCGACGATCTCGCCAGGGAGATGGATGACGCGATCTTCGAAGTTCTGGGGGACACCGCCCTGCTTCCAGGTGTGGAGCAGCCAGTGCTCGGGATGTTCTCCGCGCCCTGGCGTGACCCCCAGGTCGGCCGGCTCAACGCCCAACTGCGTGAGCCGTACTTCGTGGTCCGCCCCGCGGACGCGGCCCTGGTCCAGGAAGGGGCGGTGATCACCGTGCAACTGCCGGCGCCGGATGGCGGCGACTATGACCTGGTGCGCAAGGAGCCGGATGGAACCGGCCTGGTCGCGCTGCTGTTGAGGCCTCGGGCATGAGTGTCGGCAGCTTCTACAAGTCCTCGGCCACCGGCGGGATGATCACCATCCAGGCCAGTCAGGATGACGTGGCGCGCTTCGAGCGTTTCGCCAGCCTGGTGCCGGCGGCTGCGGCGAAGGCCCAGCGGCGCGCGATCAACAAGGTGCTGGGCTGGCTGCGGACGCACATCGCGCGGGCAGTCAGCAAGCAGGAGCGCATCGCCATGCGCGCGGTGCGGCAGCGGCTACGCAGCTACCCGGCCAAGGGCAGCGCCTCCCAGGGCCGACTCTGGTTCGGTATCAACCCCATCGAGGCCAGCCGCATCGGCCGGCCGCGGCAGACCAGCACCGGCGTCAGCGTGGCCGGTCGGCGCTATCGCGGGGCGTTCTACCGACGTGTCTACGGCGGCCAGGACGACATCTGGATCCGCACCGGCAGCAAGCATTTCCGAGCCGAGGACTACCCGGCATCAGAGCTGACCTCTGCGAGAGGGCAGCGGCACGGCAGCATGGACTGGGAGATGTACGGCCGATTCCCGCTGGCCAAGGCCAAGCTCCTGCTGGAGGAGGTGCGCCCGCTCTTCGACGAGTGGGTGCGTCGCGCTGACCAGCGCCTGGTTGAGGTGCTCCTGCAGGAGCTGAATTTCGAACTGATCAAGGCTTCCCGGGGGTGATGCATGGTTGAGCCGCAGTTCAGCCTGGACCAGCTGTACCAGGCCATTGAGTCAGCCCTGCGCAGTCAACTGGCCGGGGTGGTGACGGTGTCCGTTTTCCCGGATATCCGCGACCGGATTGCCCTGCCGGCGGTATTCCTGGAAGTCGCCGAGTTCGAGCCGGGGCCCGATCCGGGCACCGGGGAGACCTGCCTGCAACTGCGCATGGAGGCGCGCATCATCCTGCCGCCGGAGCGCGGTGACTGCTACGTGCAGGGCATGCAGTTGGCGACCCAACTGGCGGTGCTGTTGCGTGGCCAGAGCTGGGGCCTCCCGGTAGAGCCGGCAGAGTTCACGCAATGCGTCCGCGACTGGACCAAGCCGGAGCTGGACGGCTACGTGGTGTGGCTGGTCGAGTGGACGCAGCAGGTCTATCTGGGCGCCGAGGAGTGGCCGTGGCCGGATGAGCCGCCAGGCTCGTTGCTGATCGGCATCGACCCGGACACCGGACAGGGCAACGAAGGGGAGTACCTGGCCCCGGAGGAACTGGAATGAGCTATCCCCTGGCCGAGCATGACCGCATGCTCGGTGCGCTGATCATCCCCTGTGTCGTAGCCGCGGTGGACCTGGCGGCGGCGCGCGTGCGGGTGACCGATGGCGAGTGGACCAGCGCCTGGGTGCGCTGGCATGACCTCGCCGCGGGCCAGGCCCGCCACTGGCGGGCGCCGACACTGGGCGAGCAGGGCGTGCTGTTCAGCCCGTCCGGCGTCGTTGAGACCGGAACCTTCGTACCGGGCCTGTTCGGCTCGGCCGGTCCGGCTGCGGACAACCGCGACCACGTGGACGTGTGGCGCTTCCCCGACGGCGGTTCACTGGTCTACGACTGGGCGGCGAGCCGCTACAGCATCGAGCTGCCAAGCGGCAGCGTCACGGTGAAGGTGGGGGGCGTGCAGGTGCTGGTCGACGATGCCAGCGTCAGCGTGCAGGCCGGGCAGATCACCCTGCAGGGCGAGGTGGCCATCCAGGGCAACCTGGCGGTGCAGGGCAACATCACCAGCACCGGCTCCATCATGGACACCACCGGCAACAGCAACCACCACACCCACTGACACCCACCCATCCACCAGGCCCGCCTCGGCGGGCCTCGTCGTTTCTGGAGCAACCATGGGTAAGCCGAAAACTACCCCGGAGGCCGTGCCGGCCGAAGCTGGGGTTCTGCACTACCGAGACAAGCGTTTCCGTTCCCGCGTCCTGGTCCTGTCCAGCGGGCAGTGCGCCCACGTCGAGCGCGGCCAGGTGGCCGCCGGCAGCGACGAACTGCGGCAGTACCTTGAACAGCATGCGGATTTCGAGCCGCTGGAGTAGCCCGATGATCGGAGTGGACCGCCGGACCGGCCAACCCCTGTCTGGGCTGGCCCACCTGAAACAGTCCATCGAGGACATCCTGACCACCCCGCTGGGCAGCCGGCGGATGCGCCCCGAGTACGGTAGCCGGCTGCGGCGCATGGTCGACCTGCCTGTGAACGAGGGCTGGAAAAGCGCCGTACAGGCCGAGGTCGCCCGCTCGTTGGGGCGCTGGGAGCCGCGCATCACCTTGCGGTCGGTGAAGGTGGCCGCCGTCGTCGGTGGGCGCATCACTCTACGCCTGCAGGGCATCTACCGCGGCGACGATTTCACCCTTGAGGTATCTGCATGAGCATCATTGATCTGTCGCTGCTGCCAGCGCCGGCGGTGATCGAGGAGATCGACTTCGAGGAGCTGTACCAGCAACTTCTGGAGGACTTCCGGGCGGCGATGGGAGAGAGGTGGACCGCGGCGCTGGAGTCGGATCCGGTCACCAAACTGCTGGAGGTGGCAGCCTACCGTGAGTTGCTGCTGCGCGCCCGCGTCAACGACGCTGCCAGGGCGATCATGCTGGCGTTCGCTACGGGCAGCGACCTGGACCAGATCGCAGCGGCCTACGCTGAACAGCGTCTGGTGGTGCAGCAGGCCGACCAGACGGCGGTGCCGCCGCAGGAGGAGATCAAGGAAGGCGACGCCTCGTTGCGCAACCGTGTTCAGCTTGCGTTCGAGAAGCTCTCGGTGGCTGGGCCGCGCAACTCCTATATCGCCCATGCCTTGGGGGCCGATGGACGGGTAGCGGACGTTACCGTCATCAGCCCTGCACCCTGTGAAGTGCTGGTCAGCGTCTTGTCCCTGGAGGGTGATGGAACGGCCTCGGAGGAAGTGCTGCAGGCAGTTGTGGCACGGCTCAACAATGAGGATGTACGGCCCGTTGCAGATCGGGTGACGGTGCAGTCCGCACAGATCGTTCCCTACACCGTGGACGCGACTCTCTACTTGTATCCGGGGCCGGAAGCTGAGTTGGTGCGTGCGGCCGCTGAGACGGCGTTGTTGCAATACATCGCCGAGCAGCGTCGCCTGGGCCGTGACATTCGGCTGTCGGCCGTCTATGCAGCGTTGCACGTCGAAGGGGTTCAGCGCGTCGAGTTGGATCCGTCGGTGGTCGATGTTGTGCTGGATGAGACGCAGGCGGCCTATTGCACCGGCTACAGCATCGTCGTCGGAGGTTCCGATGAGTAGCCGGCTGCTACCGCTGAATGCGACGGACCTGGAGCGCGGGCTTGCGGATGTGATGGTTCGCGATCTGCCTGTGCCATTGCGTGATCTGATGGATCCGGCTCGTTGCCCAGTAGAGCTGTTGCCCTACTTGGCCTGGGCCTTCTCCGTCGACCGTTGGGACACCAACTGGAGCGAAGCGGCCAAGCGTGCGGCCATCAAGGCCGCCTACTACGTCCATGCCCACAAGGGGACTATCGGTGCGCTACGACGCGTGGTCGAGCCGTTCGGCTTCCGCATCAAGGTCCGGGAGTGGTGGCAGATAAATCCCGTAGGCGAGCCGGGCACCTTCGCCCTGGACATCACAGTCACCGGTCAGACGGTTACCGACGAGACCTATGAGCTGCTCGACCTGCTCATTTCCGACGCGAAGCCGGTAAGCCGCCACCTTGCACAACTGAACCTGATGGGGGAGGTGGCCGGTGACGTCGTACTCGGCCTGGCTGCCTACGACGGCGACATCACCACCGTCTACCCGTACAGCCCGTCCCTGATCCAGAGCCAGGCGGAAATATGCCTGGGCGCGACCACTTATGAAGGCGATATCACCACCGTCTACCCGCCCTTCGTGCCGCACCTGACCAGCAAGGCCCCGATCTTGATCGGCGCGGCCCTGCACATCATCGACAACACCACCATCTATCCAGTACAGGACTAGCCATGCCCAGTTACTCCACTGTGCCCACCACGATTGGGCAAGCAAAGCTGGCCAATGCGGTCGCCCTCGGCGAGCCGCTGAAGATCACCCACATGGCCGTCGGCGATGGCAACGGCACGATCCCCGAGGCGTCACCCAGTCGGACGCAACTGGTTAACGAGGTGCGCCGCGCGCCAGTCAACGCCGTGGAAACCGACAGCGATAACCCCAACTGGGTTGTCGTCGAGCAGATCCTGCCGCCCGATGTGGGTGGCTGGTGGGTACGTGAGCTGGGGCTGTACGACGAAGATGGCGATCTCATCGCCTACGGCAACTACCCGGAGACCTACAAGCCCCTGATGTCCGAGGGCTCGGCCCGCACCCAGACCATCCGTTTCGTGATGGAGGTCAGCAATGCCACCTCGGTGGTGCTGAAGGTCGACCCTTCGGTTGTACTGGCCACCCGCGAGCAGGCCGAGCAGATCGCCACCGCTCAGGTCACTGCGCACGATGCGAGCCCGGTCGCGCACCAGGCAAGCAAGCCCCTGGGCGTTGGTCTGCTAGTGGGCAAGATGCGCGCCGGTGCGACCGTTAAGCTCGCCTTCTATGGCGACAGCACCACCGACGGCAACAGCTCCACGGGCTGGACAGCAAACCCGACCAACGCTTCGGGCAACGCGGTGGGGACCACCGACCATGGCGCCAATGGTGGTTACAACGCCTACCCGCGCCGGCTGCAAGACCTGCTGCGGCTGTTCTATGGCAACGCCTCGATCTACTGCTACAACGCCGGTTACAGCGGCAAGCGCATGGACAACGGCTGGGCGATGAACAACTTGGACGCTGCGGTATTGAAAAGCCCGGTGTACAAGGATTGCGACGCCGTGGTCGTGGCATTCGGCCTGAATGACGCTGCGCAGACCGGCAGCGCCCTGACCGCGCATGTCAGCGAAACCGAGAAGGTCATCCAGGCAATCCTCAAGGCCGGGAAGGTGCCGATGTTGATGAGTTCCGACGCGCACTGGCGCAGTCACGACGATTTCGACAACACCGGTACTCCCTATGAGAATACTGAAATCAGCGAGTTGAACGCGGCCAAGCGCGCATTGTGTGTACGGTACGAAATCCCCTACATCGAAATGCACGACCGCCAACGCGATTGGATGAACCGCAACGGCGGCAGCACCTGGTGGCGCAAGATTGCCCCTGACGGTATGCACGCGAACGATGAAGGGCACCAGATCAAGGCGTGCATCATCGCAGAGCAACTGATTCCTGAGCTGTATCGCGTCGGTCGCCACGTTTTGGAGAGGATCAACTGGCAAGATGCGCGTGCGCGTTTCCCGTATGCCTACGATCCATACTTCGATCCTATCGTCGACTCGGCATCTATGCAGAACAACTTTCAAGTTCATCCCGGTCGCTTTGTACCTGGAGCAACTCTGATTGATGCTTGGGTATGGTGTGGGGAGGGAGATCTACCACTTCTGTATCGTGCAATTTCCGACGGGGGGCAGAACAAGAATGACTTGACGATTGAAGATGTTGGGAGAATTAAGGTCTACCAACTGAGTGCGGCCGATACTTCTGTGCCGATCTACGACAAGGAGATCAATGGCGTCGGGATTACTCCCTATATAAAGCACGTATTTGATAGGCCGTGTCGCTTGCTTCGGCTGCCCTATGGCCTCTGCCGTATAATTATGACGGCACCAGCGAAGAGCCTTTCCAACAATTTGTTCGGCGGTCACTTCGAAATCAACCCAAGTTACAAGATGATCGAGAAGAAGCCGTTCTTCCTTGGGGACCTGGCTACGCTGGCGACGCTGAAGTCACCCATCTGGACACAGAACTTGCTGGAGCGCAGTGGGCCGCAGAAGTTCGTGATCAATGCTCCTGCGGAAGGTCAGTACGTCTACTCGGCAAGAGAGGAGCGGGATGGATCGAATACGCTCGACTTCGGAGTGCCAGGTCAGAAGCGCGAGGTATACGTGCGGGCGAAGCTCGGCGGCCGATCCGGTGTAATGATGTTCTCCGGCCCGTCCTACCGGGTTGCCGGATCCGTTGTGACAACCGAAGGGGCGTTCTTCGTTTACAGGCCAACACCTGGCAGCAACTTGGTTCGCCTGTATGTCTATGGTGACGAAGGAAGTTCCATTCAGCTGGGTGAGGCAACGCTGGTTAATGGCTACCCGAGTGACGTGCTGGAGTGCGTTCTTGTATTTGAACGCACTGCGGCAGGGGAGCAGGCGATAAAGCTGTATGAAGGTCCCTTGGCAACTGGAACCCCACTGATAACGTTCAGTTCGGAAACAACCGGTTTTGTTGGTCCATGGTCAGGGACTATGGGCGGGGCATATGTGAACGTACCGGCGGCATATATCAACACGGATATCTACGTAGAAATCCTCGAAATGGTTGCTCGCTACTATTGATCTATTAGTCGATTGGTGAGCATTGCCCGTTGCTTAAGTCGTCACACCTCCATCATTGACGTTCCATCCATGGCCTGCCTCGTGCGGGTTTTTTTATTTGGGAGACATGTTCATGAGCTTCTTTCACGGCGTTACCGTCACCAGTGTCGATACTGGTGCGCGGACGATCTCGCTGCCGTCGTCCTCGATCATCGGTCTGGTGGACACCTTCACTCCAGGTGGAACCCTGACGGCCGAGGCCGACGTCGCCACGCTGATCACCAACGAGCGCGAGGCGGCGGCTGCCTTTGGCGTCAGTTCGGCCATCTACAAGGCCTGCAAGGCCATCTATACCCGGACCAGCGCAGTGATCGTCGCTGTTGGTGTGGCCGTGCTGCAGGATCCGGCCGAGCAGACCTCGGCGATCATCGGCGGCGTCAGTCAGGACGGTAAGCGTACCGGCCTGCAGGCGCTACTCGACGGCAAACCGAAGTTCAACGCCCAACCGCGACTGTTGATCGCCCCCGGTCACTCCTCGACCGAGGCGGTAGCAACGGCCATGGATGCCCTGGCCGCAAAGCTGCGCGCCATCGCCATTGTCGATGGGCCGAACACCACCGACGAGGCCGCCATCGCCTTCGCCGGCAACTTCGGCAGCAAGCGCATCTTCCTGGTCGATCCCGGTGTTCAGCTGTGGGACACCGAGGCAAGTGCCACGGTGAATGCGCCGGCATCGGCCTGGGTGGCTGGCTTGTTCGCCTGGACCGACAGCCAGTACGGCTTCTGGAGTTCGCCGTCGAACAAGGAGTTCGTCGGCATTACCGGCACCTCGCGGCCGGTGGAGTTCCTCGACGGCGACGAGACCTGCCGCGCGAACCTGCTCAACAACGCGTTCGTGACCACCATCATTCGCGATGGCGGTTACCGGCTGTGGGGTAACCGTACCCTGTCCAGTGACACGAAGTGGACCTTCGTCACCCGTGTGCGGACGCTGGATATGGTCATGGACGCGATCCTGGTGGGGCACAAGTGGGCAGTGGACCGTGGCATCACCAAGACCTACGTCAAGGATGTCACCGAGGGCCTGCAGGCCTTCATGCGCGACCTGAAAAACCAGGGCGCGGTGATCGACTTCGAGGTTTACGCCGATCCGACCCTCAACACCACCAGTCAACTGGCCCAGGGCAAGGTGTACTGGAACATTCGCTTCACCGACGTCATCCCCGCCGAGAACCCGATCTTCCAGGTCGAGGTGACCGACCAATGGTTGACCGAAGTCCTCGACGCTTAAGGAGCAGTCCCCATGGTTCCGCAGATCCTGTTCAACACCAACCTGTTCGTCGACGGCATCAGTTTCGCCGGTGACGTACCGACGCTGACCCTGCCCAAGCTGACCGTGAAGACCGACGACTACCGCGCCGGCGGCATGGATGCGCCCATCGACATGGACATGGGCCTGGAGAAACTGGAGGCCTCGTTCAGCACCAACGGCGTGCGGCGCGAGGCCATGGTCTACTTCGGCCTGGCCGACCAGACCGCGTTCAACGGCGCCTTCCGTGGCTCGTTCAAGGGCCAGAAGGGCGCCACCACCGCGGTGGTGGCCACCCTGCGCGGCATGCTCAAGGAGGTCGACCCGGGCGACTGGCAGCCCGGCGAGAAGGCTGCATTCAAATTCTCCGTCGGCGTCAGCTACTACAAGCTGGAAGTCGGCGGGCGAGTTATCTACGAGATCGATCCCGTTAACGGCGTGCGCGTCATCGACGGGGTGGACCAGCTCGCCTCCGTGCGCGCTGACCTGGGCCTGTGAGGAGATAGGCGATGAACAACACTCAGAAAAACCCCGCCTGGTTGAGCGTCGACGCCGACGCCGCGACCATCCAGCTGTCCCGCCCGGTGGAGTGCAACGGCATCCAGGTTGATCGCTTGCGTATGCGCGCGCCGACCGTGCGCGATATTCGCACCGCCCACCGGGCGGCCGGCGGCGACGAGACCGACCGCGAACTGCAACTGTTCGCGTCGCTGCTGGAGATCGGACAGAAGGACCTGGAGGCCCTGAAGCTGGTGGACTACCAGCGTCTGCAGACCGCCTACTTTCGTCTGGTCGCGGACGATGGGGACAACGCCGGCGCGGATGCGTGACCTGGCCCGGGCCCTGGCGGCCCGGTACGGCTTCCAGCCGTCGGAGATCGACCGCATGACCTGTGCGGATCTGCTCTGGTGGCTGGGCTCCGAGTGATAGCGGCCGGCGCCCCGGCGCCGATGGACTAGGAACACATCATGAGCAAGAACCTGGCGATTGGCCTGGTGCTGGGCGGCGCAGTCAGCGCGACGGTTGGCAATGCATTCGGCAACGTGTCGTCGCGCATCGACGCCTTGCAGAAGAAGGGCCAGCAGGCCCGTGCGTTGCAGGGGTTGATCGGTGAAACCCAGCGCCTGCAGCGCGAGTACCAGCAGTTGCACCGTGTGGGCGATGCCGCGGCGGACGGCGTGCTGCGCAAGCTCAACGGCAACCTGGATGCCTTGCGAAAGCAGGGTATTGAGGTGCGCAACCTGGATGCCGCCTATCGCCGCATGGGGGCAACTACTCGTAGCCTGGAACTGCGGGCCAGCGGCATGAGCCGCATCAATGCGGGTGTGGCCCTGGGCAAGTCGGCCGCGGGGGATGCCGCGAAGCTCGGTGCGGCCATGGTAGTGCCGGCGGCGGTATCGGCGAACTACAACGCCATCGTCCGCGACATCGCCATCAAGGCCGGTGTCGCCGGCGCGCCGGAAGAGCGTGACATGTCGCGGAAGATCATCAGCACCTCGCGCGACACGGGGCTCGGCCGTAACGACGTGGCCGGGCTGATCAACCAGTTGGTCGGCGCCGGGATGGACCTGGGCGCCGCGGTGAACTACGCCCCGGTGGCCAGCAAATTCGTGGTGGGCCAGGGGGCGGGCGCTGACGATACCGGGCGCATGATCAACGCCCTGCAGCAGAACGCGCGGATCAGCGACCCAGCCGAGATGCAACGGGCGTTGGAGGCCATCGCCTACCAGGGGCAGGCAGGTTCGTTCGAAGCCAGCGACATGGCGAAGTGGTTCCCCTCGCTGCTGGCTGAAATGGCCAAGCAGGGCGTGTACGGCCTGGACGCCGTCACCCAGTTGGGCGCCATGCTCCAGGTCCAGATGAAAACGGCGGGCTCGTCCGACGAGGCGGCGAACAACCTGAAGAACTGGTTCGGCAAGATCAGCGCGGGCGATACGGTCAAGGCCTATGCCAAGGCCGGCATCGACTACCAGGGCTCGATGAACAAGGCCATTGCCAATGGCCTGTCGCCCGTCGAGGCCAGCTTCGAACTGGCGCGCAAGTACATCGAGGCCGTCGATCCGGCGAAGGCCCAGGAAATGGCCAAGGGCCTACAGTCGATCAGCAAGGAGTCGGACCCGCAGAAGGTCAAGACCATGACCCAGGCGCTGGAGGAATCGCTGAAAACCGGCGACCTGTTCAGCGACATGCAGGTCAAGGCAGCGCTGACCGCCTACATGCAGAACCGTGACCTCTATCAGTCGCTGAAAACGGAATCCCGGGAGGCCACTGGCATCCTGGAAAAGAACCTGCGAGAGCGTAGGGAGGCGTCCCGGCAGCGCTGGGCCGAGGTCGGCCAGGCATGGGATGATGCTCTGCGCAGCATTGGTGATGCCATCGCGCCGTTCACCGACTGGGTGGCAGATAAGGCCAAGTCGATTGGTCAGGGTGTCGCGAATCTGAGCGACTCGACCAAGGGCCTCGTGGTTGGCCTGGTCTCGGTTGCTGGTGGGCTCGTCGCCATCAAGTCGGCGGTGGCCGCTTTCCGCATTGGCCGTGGTGTATTGGACCTGGCGCGCAGTGGCCTTCCTGGTCGTGGGCCGCGAGGAGCGGGCCGCGGTGGGCTCGGTGGTGGCCTCGGCGATCTCTTGGGCGGCGGCGTGGGCGCTGCCGGCGTGCAGCGCGTGTTCGTCACCAACTGGCCGTTGGGCGGTGGAGGGCTGGATGCCGTCCCGGCCGGGGGCGGTCGGCGCGGCGCTGGCCGCATTGGGCGGCTCGCCGGCATGGCGGGCGCCGTCAAGGGAGCGTTGCCGATGGCAGTCCTGGCCTCGGGCCTGCAGGCCTACGACACCTACCAGAACGCCGAGACGCGGGATGAGAAGGCCGAGGGGTATGGCTCGGCCGCCGGCACGCTGGCCGGCACGCTGGCGGGAGCGGCTGCCGGTGCGGCGCTGGGCTCGGTCATTCCCATCATAGGAACCGCAGCTGGTGGGCTGATTGGCGGCATTCTGGGCGGGCTCGGTGGCAGCAGCCTCGGTGGCACCGTGGGCCGCGCCCTGTTCGGCGACGACAAGCCGGAGGGGCCGGCGGCGGATACGGCTTCGAAGCCGCCGGCGCCTGCCGAGCCTGAGCAGAAACCGGCGGCCGTGAGCCAGTCGACGACCTTCGCGCCGCAGCTGTCGATCACCGTGCAGGGGGACGTGAAGGACCCACGGCGCCTGGCCGACGACTTGTTCCCGCACCTGCAGCGACTATTCGATGACTACCGGGCGAGCCAGCAGCGTTCCGGGTTGTTCGATATCCCCAACGTTTAGGAGGGCTGACGACAGTGGCCTACATGGAGCAACTACAAGGCGGCCTGAAATACCTGGCGCAGGCCAGCGAGGCGGGCCGCCGGAGTCTGGATGGGGTGATTGGCCCTGTGAACGGCGCCATCAGCGAGATCACCGGCGCGGCCTCGGAACTGGAGGGACTGCCTGGCGTGCCGGCGGGCGTGGGCGAGAAGCTGCGGCGAGTCATGCGTGGCGTGAATGCCGCACAGAGTAAGGTCGGCCAGGTGGTGTCCGTGTACAACCGGGCGAGCCGCGCGCTGACCGGCATCGACGAGCGTCTAGGCGAACTGGGAAACCAGGCGAGTAGGGCGATGGCGGCGGTCAACAAGGTTGCGGGCTCGATCAGCCCGTCGCTGGCCGGGATTCTGCCGAGTTCGATGTTCGGGATGGGCGAAGGTGTCTTGCCGGAAGCGGTGAAGCCGTTCCCCCACCTGCTGATCCTGCAGCCCCTGGCGCCGAACAGGCCGCAGTTCTGTTTCAACCTGGATACGGCGGCCTTCGATCAACTGACACGGCAGAGCGAGTTCCGCTGGGCCTCGCAAGAGCGGCTGACAAGGCGGCCCGCGCAGCAATCCCCAGGCCTCGGCGATGAGCGCATTACCCTGCGCGGGGCCATCTTCCCGCACTGGCGTGGCGGCCTGGCCCAGCTCGACGCGCTGCGTGAGATCGGCGCCCAGCGCGAGCCGCTGAACCTGACCACCGGCTACGGCGGGGTGCTGGGCATCTGGTGCCTGGCGCGTGTCGAGGAAGAGCAGACGGCGCTGCTGCGCGGTGGCATTCCCCGTAAGCAGGCCTTCACCCTGGAGTTCGTCCGCTATGGCGAAGACATGCAGAACATCTGACGGCGACCTGCTGGACGTCCTGTGCTACCAGGTCTACGGCCACCTCAACGGCACGGTCGAGGCGGTGCTGGAAGCCAACCCGGGGCTGGCGGACTATGCCCAGCCCCTGCCTGTCGGGGTGGTGATCGTGCTGCCGGACCTGCCCGCAGCGAGTAGCGAGGAGGTGCTGCTTTGGGATTGATTGACGGGAGGTGGAGGGCTGTATGAAACCCGCATTTCGCATTGTTGCTGATGGGGCTGACATCACGGCCCTGATCAACGACCGCCTCCTGCTGCTGCGCACCCTGGACAAGGTGGGCATGGAGTCGGACGAGTTCGAGTTGCGCATCGACGACCGCGACAGCGCGGTGGCGTTGCCGCGCAAGGGCGCGAAGGTTGAGGTTCACCTTGGCTATGAGGGCCAACCGCTGGCCCGCCAGGGGAGCTATACCGTTGATGCGGTCGAATACGCCGGCCCGCCTGATGTGATCGTGGTCCGGGGGCGGGCTAGCGACATGCGCGGCAGCGGCAAGACGGTCCGTAGTGGAAGCTGGGAGGGCGTCAGCCTATCCCGGATCGTCGGTGACATTGCGGCCCGCAATGGCTGGACGGCCGAGTGCCCGGTGACCACGCTCGTGCCGCGGGTGGACCAGGTGCGGGAGTCGGATTTCCATTTCGTCACGCGCTTGGCGCGCCAGTACGACTGCACTGCGAAGGTGGCCGGCGGTAAGTTGCTGGTGCTGTCCCGCCAGGACGGCCGCAGCGCGAGTGGTCGGGCGTTGCCGTCGGTGACGATCAGCCGGGCAGACGTGTCGCGCTTCCAGTTCCGCCTCGATGACCGCGCCGTCCAGGCTGCGGTCCGTGCCAAGTACCAGGACGCTGCCAGCGGCAAGCTGGTGGTCGTCGACCTGGCCAACGGCGATGCGCCGACTGGCCTTCCGCCTGTGCATACTGACCGCCACATCCATCCGAACAAGAGCGCCGCGGAGCAAGCCGCCAAGGCCCGCCTAGCAGCATTCAACCGCTCGACGGCGGGTGTTCGGCTGGAGATGCCGGGCCGTACCGGTTTGTTCGCCGAGGTCACGATCAACGCCGCCGGTTTCAAGGCCGGCTTGGACGGCAGCTACCTGGTGGATTCGGTCGAGCAGGTATTCACCGCCGGGGGCTGGACCACGACGGTCGAGTGCAACGGAGGCAAGAAAGGGAAAGCCAAGGCCGCTGGCAAGCGAAAGAAGCAAGCGCAGAAGCTAAAGATCGTGGACGTGGCTCACTGACGCTTGGCCAATTAGCGGAGGCCGCATAGCATCCCCCTTTTCCCACGTAGGAGGGGGTATGGAACTCAAGGACGTGCGCGTTGGCCTTCGTGTAGAGGTCCCGCTGCGGATGGTGCATGACACCTATCCGTGGAAGGAGCCCTATGGGACCGTGATTGAAATCGATTCGTTTATGGGGAACGAGCCGCGAATCCGCGTATTGCTTGATGGCGAGATGGCCGTTGTCGTCGTCTGCCGAGCTTCGGATCTCGACTACGAGTAACCCCGCCTAGACCCTCATGGCCCGCCGCTCGGCGGGCTTTTTTTCGCCTGGAGAAAACCATGCCTCGAATTTCTGCCGGTAATGCCGGTGGCAAGAACGTCTGCGCCTTCCTCGACATGCTGGCCTGGAGCGAAGGCACCCGGATCAGCCGCTACACGAAAGACGACGGCTACGACGTGGTGGTGGGCGGCCTCGACTCGCCGAACACCTTCAGCAACTACGCCGGTCACCCGAACATCCTGGTTACGGTGAACAAGCAAGGTCTGAAGTCGACAGCGGCCGGCAGATATCAGCTGCTGTTCCGCTGGTGGAAGCCGTACCGCGATCTGCTGCAGCTGAAGGACTTCAGTCCCGAGAGTCAGGACCGCGTCGCCATCCAGCAAATCCGCGAGCGCGGCGCCCTGGGCGACATTCAGGACGGCCGGGTGCGCGAGGCCATCGCGAAGTGCTCGAACATCTGGGCCAGCCTGCCGGGCGCCGGCTATGGGCAGCGTGAGCACAAGCTGGATGACCTGGTGCAGCAGTACCGCGCCGCGGGCGGGGTGGTGGCATGAGCACGCTGCCATGGCGGGTGGTCGGCCTGGTGCTTGCCGGCGCCTTGTTGGCCGCCCTCGGCGCGGGGCTCGTCTGGTGGGGGCTCGCCCCACGCATCGATCTCCAGGCCCAGCGTGCTGACGTCGCGGAGAGGGCGGCCGGTGAGGCGCAGCAGATGGTCGACCTGCAGGCCGGCGTGCTGGCCGAACAGCAACGCCAGATCGGCCAGATCACCGAGATTGACCAGCGCATGCGCGCGTTGGCTCAGACCGTTTCCACCAACGCCAGGGCCCAGGGCGCCGCCCTTGAGGAGTTACGCCGTAATGACCAGGCTGTCGATGAATATCTGCGCGGGCATGTTCCTGCAGCTCTTGGCCGGCTGTACGAACGGCCCGAGACAACCGACCCAGCTGCCTACCACGGCCCGGCAGTTCTGCCCGCTGGTGGCGTGCGTCCTGCCGGCGCGGCCGGCGGTGCTGGTGAACGACCAGTGGCGTCAGGCCCTGGATGACACCGAGGGCGCGCTGCTGAGCTGTGCCGGCCAGGTGCTGGCGTGCATCCAACGCCAGGACGCCCAGCAGCCGAAGTGAAGGAGCGACCGGCGCGGTGCTGGAACACCCCGCCGGTCGCCGAACCTGCAGACTATCCCTGCAAGCCCAGCCAAGGCTCCCGCCTCGTGCACGAAGCGCGGCGAGCCTAACACCTGTTTATCCATACAGTAAAGGCTTGCACCATGAGCAACCCGATTTTCCCCTGGATGGGCGGCAAGCGCCGCCTGGCCGACCGTTTGATCCCGCTGTTCCCGCCGCACGAGTGCTACGTCGAGGTGTTCGCCGGCGGCGCGGCGCTGTATTTCCTCCGGCCGGTGCCGGCGCCGACGGAGGTGCTCAACGATCTTAACGGCGATATCGTCTGCCTCTACCGAGTGGTGAAGCACCATCTGGAGGAGTTCATCCGCCAGTTCAAATGGGCGATCTCCAGCCGCCAGGTGTTCGAGTGGCAGAAGCTGACCAGGCCGGAGACGCTGACCGATATCCAGCGCGCCGCGCGCTTCTATTACCTGCAGCACCATGCGTTCGGCGGAAAGGTCAGCGGCCAGACCTTCGGCACGGCGACCACCGGCCCGGCCATCAACCTGCTGCGCATCGAGGAAAGCCTATCGGCGGCCTGGCAGCGCCTGGCTGGCACCTACGTCGAGAACCTACCCTGGCTGGAATGCGCCGAGCGCTACGACCGGGCGCACACCTTCTTCTATATGGATCCACCGTACTGGCAGACGGAGGGCTATGGGGTGGCCTTTCCCTTCGAAGAGTACGAGCGGATGGCCGAGTTCATGCGGCGCTGCAAGGGGAGGGTGATGGTCAGCATCAACGACCACCCGGACATCCGGCGGGTGTTTGAGGGGTTTCACATCGAGCGGCTGGAGATCCGCTACAGCAACACCAACCAGCGGCAGGGCCAGGCCGAGGTGGCGGGGGAGCTGGTGATCATGAACTGGGAGCCGGCGGCGCTGGGGGGATTGTTCTATCAGTAGGGCTAGTTTGGCCGGGCCGAAGGGATCCTGCTCACCCTTCCCATGCAATTCAAGACATTCCCGTGCTGGTCAGCCGCCATGCAGTATGCGCCATCCATCTTCTGGAATGTCCAGACGCGTTGATCGCCGGGAATGCAAAAGCGGTCCCCTTTGGCCAAGTCCCACACGTTGGTAAGGGGGCCTTTGGGTTTGTTTTTGTACCCCGCCCACACCTTCTTGACGGTGGAGTCGCTGCATTTTGCTGCGACGGCGGCGCCGTGAATTGTCATGCCGGCAAGCCTGAGCTGAATGATGCGCTCGTGCAGCTCTGTGTTCGCCGGGCTTCCTCTCTCGGTCCTGGCTGCGCCAATCGCTATGGCCCTCCACTGCACTGCGAGTTTTGAGCGGTTGAGTTGCTGGGCAACCCATGTTGCCCCTTTCTCACGGTAGTGCGCGAGGATGATCTCATCCTCCTCCGGCAGGTATCGCGCGCGAGATGCTGAGCTGAGTGGGGAGGTGGCTCCGCCTGGTTGTTTTTTGGGCATTCGGGGATCACTCCGCGAGGCATTCCAGGGCGAACTGAACGGGGTAGGGCGCCGGTCTATAGTCCGGGTGATTGGTCTCGCTCAGGTAGTACCGCAGCGTCCTGTCGCTGATGCCGATTGAGCGCGCAGCGGCGGCCTGCTTTACGCCGGCCGCCTCCAGCAGTCCGCGCAGATAGTGCGGATCGGGATTGTGCCGGGATGCGTCAGGCTTCATGTTCCACCAGCAGCCATTCTCCCGCGTTCAACTCCGCGGCCTGGGCCTGAATGCGGGCAGCGATGTTAGTCGGCACGGCCACGCCGTAGGCCTCGGTGTACGCATCGCCATCGAAGTCCCGGCCGGCCTCGATGTAGAACTGGAACCCATCGAAATCAGGTTTTGTCGTGACCTTGGTGCTGAACTTCGGCGACTTCTCTTCGCCAAAGGCTTCCACCTGCAGCCTTACCTTGTCTTCCGTGCTGAGGCTGTTGAACTCGTCTTTGCTCATCTCGCCGGCGGTATCGACGTATTCGCTCCAGAGGCGGAAGTCTTCGGCGATCTGCTGGTAGGTGTACTGAGTGCTCATGGCGTCATCCTTGGTCGGGCCCGCCGATGTGGCGGGTATAGACTGAATATAGGAATAATGTTCCTAGATTGCAATAGGAACACTGTTCCTTTTTGTCGCACCCATCAAATTCGCTCGATGAGGTGTGGGCCCTGGTGCTTGGCGTTGTTCGCCTCGGTGCTCACGCGGAACCACTCGAATGCCTCCGGCGGCTCGGCCTGGTGGAGGATTATCTGCTCGGCTCGCTCCAGTGGAGTCGACGCGTCCAGCCACTCGCTGGCTAGTCCGGGCGGCAGGATCACTGGCCGCCGGTCGTGGACATCCACCAGGCCGCCCTCGGCGTCGGCGGTGATGATCACGCAACCATCGTGCTCGCTCGCCTCTCGGGCGGCCTCGGAGAACTGGCCGATGGCCGCCGCCAGGGACGGCTGGCCGTCCGCCCGGCGGATGTAGTAGGGCAGGCGAACCTTCGGATTGTCCGTGGCGGGCACCCACTCGAACCAGCCGTTGATCGGCGCAATGCCTCGGTGCGGCCAGAGCGCCCGCCAATAAGGGCTGTGCGCCACCTTCTCCCGGCGTGCATTGGACGGGAGCCTGGTGTCCTTCGCCCAACGCGGCCGCCATCCCCACCTCACCAGGTCGCTGACCAGCGTCTGGCCCTCCTCATGCAGCAGCTGAATCGGCGTCGACGGCGGAATGTTGTACCGCGGCGCGGCGTGCTGCCTCTCCTCGGCTGGTCCTGGCCAGCGCATGATCCTCACCAGCTCGGACCAACTCTCGTACTGTGCTACCCGACCACACATAGGCCACCTCCAGTTGTTCTGGAAGGGTAGACGTCAGCGGCGCCCAGGCAGGATCCGGTATTTGTCTGGAAGGGTGCCAGGTGGTGGTGCTTGGTAGACCGGGACGCCGGCCTTTCTCGCGGCGGCCAGCACGGCCGCGGTCCTTGTCTTCCCTGGCCATGCCACGACGCCGTCGGGCAGCAGGTCGAACATATCCAGCACGTTCTGGCACGTAATGACTTCGCAGCGGCTGGACTTGGCCCAATATCGCGCCCAGCGTTCCACGCCCCAACTGTTGGTCTGGATGATGGTGGCTACGCCTCGGCGATCATGCAGGTGGTCTAGCACGATCCGAACGTGGTTGTGGTCGGTATAGTCTCTAGCGCCGCAGACGATGATTCGGACGGGCACGGCAGGGCCCTCGATTGCTTCAGGGGAGGGTTATTTTACTGTGTTTATGTACAGTATTCCGGGCGATGGACGAGCGGTAGGGGATTGCAATTGTGGGGGAGTAGAATGCGCGCCTTCGAATTTCAGGAGGCACCCCGATGAGCTGGAATCTGGCGAACCGACCGGCCGATGAGCGCCAGGCACAGGAGGACGAGAAGTCGCGTCTGTTCGAGTTCTGGCAGCAGAACCTGGAGCGAGCGAAGATCGAGGCTGGAAAGCTGTTCGGTGAGAGAGCGAGGCGGAAGGGGAGATGGGACGACTGGGTGCGGGGCGAGATCGACGCGTTGAGCCCGCCGGAGTACCAGGCCCTGGTCCGGCGTGAAGTGGACCGCTTGGTTGCAGTTGAAAGGTAGGGCAAATTCCTTGGGGCAATGTTGGGGCAAATTGCCCGCCAAACAATGCCATTCCATGCCATTTGAACGCGTCTTTTGCCCAGGCTGGAATAGCGCTCGCGCCAGTAATGGCGCGAGCTACAGGCTGTTTTAGCTACTCTCTTCGCCCACAATCGGGGTGTGAGCAGAAAGGTCGCTTTGGCTCATGACTTTGGGCGGTCCGTCTTCTATATGCAAAAGCGCCTAGTGTACGGTATCCGGCCTGACGGCTTAAGCATCGGAGTACGCA